CCTCGACGCGCACGAACTCGGTGAGCGACTGGTCGCTGCAGGGGCACCGGGGCGGCGTGCGCGCCGTCGGCGTCGGCGGTGGCCTCACCGGCCGCCGTGCCGACGTGCTCGTGATCGACGACCCGATCGCCAACCTCGTCGCCGCCTACTCGGAAAACACGCGCGAGACGGTGTGGGGCTGGTGGCGCTCGGTGGCCCGTACCCGCCTGCACCCGCACTCGGTCGTGATCCTCGTGATGACCCGCTGGCACTACGACGACCTCGCCGGGAGGCTGCTCGCCGAGGACAAGCGCACGGGCCGCAACCGCTGGCGCGTGGTGCGCATACCGGCGCGCGCCGATGAGCCGACCGACCCGCTGGGCCGCGCCGAGGGCGCCGTCGTCTGGCCCGAGCGCTTCCGGCGCCCTGCAGACGCCGAGCGGTTCTACGACGATCTGCGGGAGGACGTCGGCCCGGTCGAGTGGGCGGCTATGTACCAGCAGCGCCCCACGCTTGCCGAGGGTGCGATGTTCAAGGGCGAATACTGGTCGTACTACGACCCGCACACCGATATGCCAGCCGAGCGCATGGCGAACCGCGGCTTCCAGTACGTCGTGCAACTGTGGGACACCGCGTTCAAGGACAAGAGCCGCAACGACTTCAACGCCTGCGTGACGTTCGGCGTGCACGGTGGCGGGATCTTCGTGCTCGACGTCTACAACGCTCGGCACGAACTGCCCGCGCTGCTCGAAGCGGCGGCGGCGGAAGCGACCAAGTGGGGGCCAACGCACCTGCTCGCCGAGAACAAGGCGAGCGGGCCGAGCATGGTACAGATGCTGCGCGTCGCGGCGCAGCGCACCTACGTCGAACTGTGGGAGCCACCGATGGGCGCCGACAAGGTGGCGCGCGCGGCTGCGGTGATCCCGATGCTCTCGCAGCGCCGGGTGTACCTGCCGCGCTGCACCTGCGGCGAGTGGGCGCTGCCCGACCCGCTATGGCTGAACGACTTCCTCGCCCAGTTGTACCAGTTCCCGGCCGGTGCGCACGACGATATGGTGGACTCGTTCACGGGCGGGCTGCACAAGGTGAAGGAACTTGAGGACGACTACCGGCGCGCGCAGGTCGCCTCGACGTACAGCGGTGGCGGGCGCGGAAGCGTTGCGGCGCGGTACATTGACCGTGACACCGGCGCAGCGCCCAGCCCCGAACTCGTACGGCGGCGCTAGCAGAGAGGGGCACCCACGTGACGATGCTCGACAACTTCCGGCAGAACGCGCTCAGCAAGGGGGAGGGCGAGGTCGCTGCGCAGGCGTTCCTCTCGGCTCTGCTGAGCGCGCACCAGTCTGCCGACGCGCACCTGACCATGCTGCGGGCGTACTGGAACGGCCGCCACCGCGTGCGCCTCACCGACCGCCTGCGCCAGTTCCTCACGCAGAACGGGTTCGAGGTCAACGAGCAGGGCACCGCGTTCTCCGACAATCACATGGGCACGATCGTCGCGGCCCTTGTCGACCGCCTCAAGGTGCAGGGGTTCGTCGTGCCGGGTGAACCGCGCACGGTGAGCGAGAACGGCGGGCCGAGCGCTCCGGGGCCGATCGCGGTGGCGATGGCCGACTGGTGGGAGATGAACGGCGGCGACGCGCTCGAGAAGGCGGTGCACGAGCACGCGGTCGCCCTCGGCGATGCGTACGTGATCGTGGAGTGGGACGCCGAGCAGCAGATCCCGCGCTTCACGCTCAACAGCCCCGAACTCGTGCGGGCGTACTACGACCCCTCGGACGCGATGCGGATGTCGCACGCGACAAAGCGCTGGGTCGTCGCCGACGGCGCGCTCGAGCCCGGTGCCCGCGTCGGATCGGTGCGGCTGAATGTCTACTACCCCGACCGCATCGAGAAGTGGATCGCGCGTACGAGCGCTGCCGGTGCGGTCAGCACGTGGGATCGGTTCGAGGTGGCGGGCGAGGAATGGCCGCTGCCGTGGACGACCGCCGACGGCCTGCCGCTCGGCATCCCGGTGGTGCACTACCGCAACGACGACCGCGGCAGCGACTACGGGCGGTCGGAACTGGTCGACGCGATCCCGCTGCAGGACGCGCTCAACAAGGCGCTGGTCGACGGCGTGAAGGTGGCCGACTCGCAGGGCTGGCCGCAGCGCTGGGGCGCCGGGCTCGACAAGGCGCCCGACGAGGAACTCGCCGTGCAGCCGGGCTCGATCCTCTGGACGCAGGCCAAGGACGCCAAGTTCGGCGACTTCGACGCCGCCGACCCGAACACCGTGATCGCGTGGATGCAGCACCTCGTCGCCGAGATGGCCGACGTCACCGGCACCCCCGCGCACCTGTTCCGCGGGATCTCGGGGTCGTGGCCGTCTGGCGAGGCTATGAAACTCGCCGAGGCGCCGCTCGTCACCAAGGCGCGCGACCGGCAGGTCGTGTTCGGCGCCGCGTGGGAGCACCTCGCGGAACTGGCCGTGCGCATGCACAACGCGAACGCGAGCGGCGAGGCGGTGCTCGTGCTGCCGCGCACCGGGTTCGACGTCGTGTGGGAGTCGGCCGAGGCGCGGCCCAGCGAGACGGATCGCATCGCTGCGGTGAATCAGAAGCAGGGGCTGAGCACTCGCCAGCGGCTGCGCGAGTACGGGTACAGCGAGGAGGAGGTCGAGCGCATCGTCGCCGAGGCCGAGGCCGAGCAGCAGACGATGGCCGAGATCGCCGCGCGCCAGTTCGATCAGGGGGCGCTGCGGTGAACCTCGCGATCGGCCTCGCGCTGCTGGCTGCGGCGACGCTCGAGCGCGGCGACCTGCCGTTGGCGCGCCCGCTCACGTATCCGGTCGGCGTCGTGAGGATCGGACAGTGACCGACGCTCGCGACATCCTGCGAGCCCGCGGCCAGTACGACCCGCTCGCGTTTCCCGAAACCGGCCCCGACCTTCTCGCGCTCAACCTGCAGCGCAAGAACGCGCCCGGCGCCCCGGCTCGCGTCGGCTCGTGCATGGTGCGGATCCATGTGCGCATGACCAGCGACGGCGAGCGCGCCTCGTATCAGGCGCGCACCATCAAGTGCGCGCGCGGCGGCTCGGTGCACACGGGACGTGACGCGCTGATCCTCGCCACGCGGGACGCTGAGCGCCTCGTCGGCCACATCTGCGCCCGCTAGGGCCGCACAGCCGCTACCATGTGCGCGACGGGGGAGAGGGGCGCGACCCGTGGCACAGTTCCCGACGTGTGACCGCTGCGGAGGCCGCGTGCACGTCAACCCGCCAGACTTCAATGGATCCGACTCGCACTGCACGCTGTGCGGTGCGACCTACCTCACACCAGTTGAGCGTGAGCGCCTCGCGCAGGTCATCGCCGACCGTGCCCAGTTCACCGAGGCGGCTCGTGGTCGGCGCATCCGTTCCCCGCAGTCGGGATCGGTGCGGCTCTAGCCGTGGTACAGCGTGGCGGCGAGTCGCGGGCGCTGGCCGAGGCGCGCGAGTTCCGCGCCGGGGTGATGCAGGGCGACGCGCAGATGCTGCGCACGCTGCAGCAGGCGTACCGGCCGGTGATGCGACGTCTCACCCAGCAGATTGACGACCTGACCCGCCTCATCGCTGAGCGCGCCCGTGCTGGCGCCGTCACCACGCCCGGCAGCATCGTGCGCCTCGCCGAGTACCGCGAGATGGCGGCCGGGCTCGAGCGCGCGCTCGACGCCTACGGGGTGCGCACGACCGGCGTGATCACCTCACGGCAGCGCACGCTGATCGTCGACGCGATCGAGCACTCGCGTACGCTGGCCGGGTCGCAACTGCCGCGCGGCGTGAACTTCGACACCCTGACCTCGCTGGGCTATGCGTGGGCCGCGGTCGACGCCGACGCCCTCGAGGTGCTGGTCGGCGCGATGCGCGACGGCTCGACGCTGAACACGTACCTGCGCACGCAACTTGTGCGCGGCACGATGGGGCGCCTGACGAGCACGCTCGAGGCGGGCATGCTCGAGAACCCGCGCGTCACCGCTGCGCACATGAAAACCCAGTTAGCGGGCGGCATGGTGCAGGCGCTGCGCGTGGCGCGCAGCGAGACGCTGCGCGCGTACCGCGAGGCCGAGCGCGCCCAGTACGAGGCCAACGACGACCTTGTGCGCGGCTACCGGCGCATCGCCACGCTCGACGACCGCACCTGCGCCGCCTGCTACCTCATGGATGGCGTGCTGTACCCGAACGACCGCGACCTCGACGAACACGTGCAGGGGCGGTGCTTCACGGTGCCTGAACTCGTGCCGCTCAGCGCGCTCGGGATCCGCGGCGTGCAGGCCGAGCCACTGGTGCGGGCCGAGGACACCGGCCGGGCGCGGTTCCTGCGCGCCGACGAGTCGGAGCAGCGGCGGATCGTCGGCAACGACCGGCTGTACGGGCTGTGGGCCAACGGCCGCATCCCGCTCAACGGGCTCGTCGGGTGGACGCGCGACCCCGTGTGGGGTGACAGCCTCGGCGTGAACTCCGCGGTGCGTGCGCTCGACGGGTTCTTCGCACCGCGCATCCCGGCGCACGACACCTACTGGCGGCCGCGGGCATAGGCGGTGGAGCATGTACGAGGGCCGGTGCACGCTCAACGGGCAGAACAAGCGGCGGTACGCCTCGGCGCGGGCAGCCGCGCAGGCGGCGGTGCACAAGGAGCACGACGCCTACGTCTACCGATGCCGGTGCGGCTCGTGGCACATCACCTCGTACGGGTGGTGGCGTACGCCGGGCGGGAGGTGGATACAGAACACAGCGGCAGCGGCACTCGTGGGGAAGCAACGACGACCGGGAGGTACCGACGATGGCGATCAGGGTGAATCGGAACGTGGCGACGGCCACGGCATGCGTGGTGTGCAGCGTGCGCGCGGTATGCGCGTCGTGGACGGTGCTAGAAAACACCGACGGCCTCGGGTGGAGGTCGGCGGGGACGGTGACGATCTGCCCGACCTGCCTGCGTGAAGCCGCGGACATCGCCGAGGTGCAGGTGCGCCGTGGCGACATCGAGGCGCGTCTGCGCGCGGCTGGTCACAGCGTGCCGTACAACGCCACGCTCGCCGAACTGGTGGAGCGTGCGGAAGCGGTCGGGATCACCGTACCGGGTGCGGCCCCGACGGCTGGCACGACGGCGGCCCGTACCGAGGCGCTGGCGGCGGCCGCTGCCGCGGGTGTGCCGCTCGGCCCCAGTGCCGACACGATGGTCACGGCCGAGATCCAGCGGCGAATCGCGGTGTGGGCCGAAGCCGACGCGCTCGGGGTGAGCCTGCTGGACACGTTCACCACCGAGGAAGCGGCCGAGGTCGTGTCGGCAGCCACGCGGGCACGCGATGAGGCCCGGCAAGCGGCGCTGCAGGCGGCACAGCAGCCGCCCGAGCCGCGCGCCCCACAGACAGGCACCGCGCAGGTGCCGACTGAGCAGCCGCCCGCCGAGCAGGCAGCACCGCCAACTTCGCAGCCGACGGGCACGGGCGCCGGTGAGGTGCTCGCCCTCTCGGTGGGCTCGGTGGTGGCGTGGGTGCAGGCCGGTGCGAACGCCGCCGAGGTGCACGCCCGCGCCGTCGAGGTCGCCGCGCTCGAGCGCGCGACGGCCAGCCCGCGGGCGACGCTGCTGCGGCAGGTCGACGCGATCGTGGAGCAGGCCACCGGCACCGCTGCACCGGGCGATGGCGCGCAGCAGGCGCCGCGTGGGCGCACGGCGCCGATTGAGGGCAGCCTCGTCTAGCGCATGACCTGCTGGCGCGCACGGCAACGGCCGCCCGATCGGGCGGCCGTGCTGCGTCTGGCGATTACTGCGTGTTAGTCGAGTGAGCGCAGTCGGTCGGGTCGAGCGGCCTCGTGCTGCGCGCACAGGTGGTGGTGAGTGCCGTCGAAGTCAACCGCAAACGGCCCGGCCCCGGCGCGTGAGCACTGATACACGAGCACAGACGCGCGAGCGTTCATGCCTGTTCGTACGACGCCCTGACAGCGCGGCAGCCCCTTCCGCGTGGTCGCCGCGTATCGCCCGCCGATGGGCTGCCGGTACACAACGCACAGGCAGCCATCGGCTCCACACGCCCCGGCGCTCACGTTCACGTACTCGGTCATCGGTGGGTTCCTCTCTCTGCCCCTATTGTGTACCACGGCGCGGCACACGTGCGCAACCCCCCCAGCGCCAGATTCCCGAGAAGATCAGGGCAGCCGCCTAGACCCGTTGACATTACCCCCGGCCCTCGTGTTAGCCCCGCCTCACGGCCGCTCGGGACGGAACACCCCGAGCACACGCGACGCAGGCGGGAACTGCGGGGTTCGAGTAACTGGGGGTGTGGGGCATGGCTCGACGGTTCTTTCGGCTCGAGGGCGCAGGCGCTGGCGACGGCACGGGCGGCGGCACCGGGAACGGTGACGCGGGTGCGGGCGGTACCGGCGCGGGCGGTGGCGGCGGCACGGGCACCGGGGGCGGACAGTCCGCCACGGTGACGATGACGCAGGCCGACCTCGACGCGCAGTTCGCCCAGCGGGCGCAGCGCGCCGAGCGCACGGCGCTCGAGCGGGTTGCCAAGGACGCCGGGTTCGACACGATCGAGGCGATGCAGGCTGCTGCCAAGGCAGACCGCGATCGGGCCGAGGCCGAGAAGGGCGAGACGCAGCGAGCGCAGGAGGCCGCCGAGGCCGCCCAGCGTGCCGCTGCCGATGCGCAGCAGGCGCTCAAGGCTGAGCGCATCCGCACCGCGTTCACGCTCGAGGGCGTCAAGGCAAACATCCCCAGCGACCGGCTCGCGGACGCAATCGCGCTCGCCGACCTCTCGACCGTCACGGTCGGTGCGGACGGCACGATCGATGGCGTCGCCGAGGCGGTGCAGGCGCTCGTGCAGGGCAAGCCGTGGCTCGTCAATCAGGCGACCGCTGCGGCGCGCGGCACGGGTGGCGACGGTGGGGCACGTGGTGACGGCACTGCGCCGCGCACGCTCGACCCCGCCAAGGCAGACATGGCGGCGCGCTTCGGCCTCGACCCCGCGCGGGTGGCCGACGCCGACGCCAAGCCGGGCACGCCCGAGTACGAGCGGTACGTCGCCGCGCGTGCCACGCCCGCGGGCACCGGAAAGCAGTAGCAGCGGCGCAGGCCGCGGGAGGTGTGACAGATGGCCGGTTTCATCCACGCGTACAACCTGAGCGGCGGGTTCCCGCTCGTGTTCGAGTTCGTCATGAAGGACACCGAGACGCTGACCGTCGGTGACATGGGGAACATCGAGACTGGCGAGATCGACCTCGCTGCCACCGCCGACACGGCGCTGGTCGGGCCGATCGAGGGCGCCAGCGACCCAGACGACAACGTCTCGGGCCAGCCCGGCCGCATCAGCGGCACCGACTCGACGACCAAGGTGCGCGCAGTCGCCAACCCCGACGCCGTGCTGATCACGACCGACGCGACCGCGCGGCTGGCTGGTGCGCTGCTCGACATCGCGGGCGCCACCGGCGCGCAGACGGTCGCGGCGTCGTCCAACAACGAGTTCCTCGTCGTGCGCGACTCGAGCGCGTCTGAGGACACCCCGCTGATCGTCAACCCGACCGAGCACTACCTCACCTAGCCCGCCCGCGCGGTGAGGCCGCTCGCGGCCTCGTGAGGACGACCACGGATCACGAGAGGAGCACACGATGCCGATTGCACCCGAGAACTGGCCCGACCTGCTCGAGCCGACGCTGCGGGAGATCTTCACGACTGAGGCGCTGGGCCGCCCGGCTGCTGCGATGCAGCGGCTGTACGGCATCCGCCCGTCGTCGAAGTATCAGGAGCACTACCTGAACACCGGCGCGATGGGCCGGGTGCCCAAGTACGAGGGCTCGGTCGAGTTCGACCGTGCCGACTCCGGGTACCGCACGGACATCTCGAACATCGAACTCGCCAAGGGCTTCGTCGTGGAGCGGCGCCTTGTCGACGACGAGATGTACGGGATCATCAGCGAGTTCGCCCGGTCGCTGGGTGACTCGTTTGCGATCACCCGCGAGATCGACGCCGCGGATGTGTTCGTGCAGGCGTTCACCGACAACGGCACGTACCGCCTCGGCGACTCGGCGAACGGCGCCGACGGCGTGGCACTGTGCTCGACGGCTCACCCGGTGAGCCCGATCCGGCAGGGCACCACGCAAAGCAACGAGGACACCCTCGCGCTCACGCTTGACAACGTGGACACCGTGCGCCAGCGCATGCGCTCGTTCACGGACGACCGCGGCGAACTGGTCGGCGGTGCGTTCGACACCATCCTCGTGCCGGTCGAACTCGAGCGCGCTGCGCGCCAGATCTTCGACCCGCGCGCGCAGTGGGAGCCCGGCTCTGCCGAGTTCACCCTCAACGTGATGGCGTCGGGCGTGATGCAGACGACCACGCTGATCGTGTGGGACTACCTCACCGACGCGAACGCGTGGTTCGCGGTCAACTCGCGGCTCGCTGCGCGCCAGTTGGTGTGGCAGAACCGCGTGCCGGTCGAGTTCGCTCGCGAGGGCGAGTTCAACACCCTGCAGAGCAAGTACCGCGGGTACACCCGGTATGGCCGCGGCCACACCGGGTGGCAGTTCATCTACGGCAACAACCCGGCCTAGCGGCTGGTGAGTAGCGGCCGGGGCGTGCCCAGCGGGTGCGCCCCGGCCAGAACAACAACGACCACTGGCCGCCTCGGCGGCTGGTTCACACGAGGAGGTGGACTGGTGGCCTACACCACGACCCCGACCACTGTTCGCAACAGCCGCAACCGCGGCACCGTCCTCATCCTGCTCGCGCTCGCCGCATGGCTTCCGCGCCTGCCGCGCTTCGCGTGGATGCCGGTGGTGCGCTTCGCGCGCGCGCTGAACAACACCGCATACGCCGCCGAGCGCTTCCCGCAGCGCCTCATGGCATCGGTGGCCGTCGGGCTGCGCCCGGCAGCGACCGCGCACGCGTACACGAACTACCCGAACGGCGTGATGAGCCACGGCATCCCTGCCGAGGGCGTAGGACTGTTCTCGCCGTTCGGCAACGTCTACTTCGTCGACTCCGGCAGCGGGCACGCCAACAACGTGGGCACCAAGCCTGCCAAGCCGGTCGCGCTGATCGACACGGCGATCAACAAGACCACCGCGTCGCAGGGCGATGTGGTCATCGTCGCGGCCGGGCACGCCGAGACGGTCGCGAACGCGACCACGATCGTGCCGGACGTCGCGGGCATCACGATCCTCGGGCTCGGCAAGGGCGCGAACCGCCCGACGGTCACCATGAGCCACGCCGACGGCAACATCCCGATCTCGGGTGCGAACGCGCGGCTGATCAACGTGCTAGTGACCACGACCGGCGCGATCGACGTCACCAGCGGCGTGACCATCACCGGCGCCGACGTCGAGGCGATCGACGTCGAGTTCCGCGACAATGCGGCGACCTCGCAGTTCGTGGCGGCAATCACGCTCGGCACGGGTGCGGCGCGCGCGCGGATCATCCGCCCGGTGCACCGCGGGCACGCCTCGGGCGACGCGAACGCCGCGGCGATCACGTGCGCGGTCGCGCTCGACGGCGTGTGGATCGAGCAGCCGTACTTCGACGGCCTCTACTCGAACGGCGGCATCTACAACGTCACCACCGCCATGACCAACCTCACGATCGTGTTCCCTGGCGGCGTCGGGCACATCCGCAACCGCCACGCGACCACGGACGCCGGGATCTCGGTCGTGGCGACGACCACCGGCCAGATCCTGAGCCCGCGGATCCGCACGGCGACCAACGACGCCGACGGCTTCAACCTCGCGATCGTCGCGGCCGATATGCAGGTGTACGACCCGCTGATCGTGAACGCCGACGGCGAGAGCGCGGGCGTGTGGGGCACGGCTTCGGCCGCCGCCTAACGACCGCAGGTGTGAGCGTGTGGGCGGGCTGCTACGGCGGCTCGCCCACACGGCACCGAGGAGGGCACAGCGATGGCGATTCGAGAGCACAACGGGCGCGGGCAGGGCGGCGAGGACGTGTTCTACTCGTCCGGCGACGACGCCTCGTCGGACGCCGTGTTGCAGGCTGGATCTTGGAACACCCCGTCGTACGAGAACGCTGCGGCCGGAGAGTGGATCCGCCGTGGCCGCGTGCGCGAGGTCGTGGCGGCGTTCCGCGCCAACCGCGCCAGCGCCGCGAGCGGCTGCAAGATCGAGGAGTCGCTGGACGCCTCGACCGCGCACAAGACGACCGCACTCGCGGACGAGGACGGCAACACGACGACCGGGGTGGACAAACTGGTTGCCGCCGTCGTCGAGGTCACGCTGCCGTTCTGGCGGTTCTCGTGGACTGAGGGCAATGCCGGTGCGGCGACCGTGCGCGGTCGCGTGACGGGGCGGCCGTAACCATGGCCGTCGAGCGCTACCTGGCGAACCGCCACGCCGCCCGCGCCTACCGCGTGGGCGTTCGGCATGTGGCGGGCTGGGGGCCGTACGAGCGGCAGGTCAAGGCGCTCGGCGCTGTGCACCACCACGCGCTCGACGAGGCCAGCGGCAGCGCGCTCGACCGCATCGGCAGCCGCACGCTCGCGCTCAGCGGCACGGTCACGCGCGAGGCTGCGCCGCTCGTCGAGGGCGCGCGCAGCACCTCGTTCAACGGCACGACCGGGTACTTCGGCACGGCGGCCGCTCAGTTCACGCCGACGACCGGCGCGATGAGCGTTACCGCTGCGCTGGTGGTGCCTGCGGATGGGTCGATGCGGCCGATCTGGAAGAACGGCACCGGCGACGGCGTGGGGCTGTTCATCAGCGACCTCGGTGCGCTCAGCGTGATCAAGTTTGGCGCGTACCTATGGGCGTCGACTGGTGACGTGAGCGCGTACGCCGGGCGCCCGCTGTTCGTCGCGTTCACGTTCGACGGCACGGCCACCGAGTGCATCTACGCGGGCCTGCTGGACACGGGCGAGTGGCTGGGGCTGCTCGACAGCAAGACCGACGGCGGGGCACCGCTGGCGCCCTCGGGCGGCTGCGCGATCGGGCGCAACGCGCAGGGATCGGAGGCGGGTTACTGGTCGGGGCGCATGGGGCCGGTGAGCACGTGGTCGCGCGCGCTCGCTGCCGCCGAGGCGCGCGGCCTGTTCACGATGGCGTATGGCGCCTACCGGCGCTGAAAGGGGCAGAGACGATGGCAGACATTCGGATCGACTTCCCGCAGGGCGCGACGGTGGTGGTGAACGGCACCACGATCGACGTGCCCGCTGGCGGCAACGTGTGGGCGCGCACCGCGGGTGACCTCGGTGCGCAGGCGGTCACGGGGCCGGACGGTGCGCCGACGCGCGCGTTCGAGTTCCACGTCGAGCCCAGCGGCGACGTCGAGGCGCACAGCCGGGCGCTCTAGGGGAGGGCTGAGCGGTGACGTTCACCTACGACGGCACGCCGAACACCGACCTCGAGCGGGTGCGCCTCGCGATCGGCGACACCGTGAGCACCGACGCGCTGCTCACCGACGAGGAGATCGACGCGCTGATGGCGCTCGAGGGATCGAGCGCCGGTGTCGAACTGTGGGCGGCGCGCTGCTGCGAGGCCATCGCCACCAAGTTCGCGCGTGACTTCAACTTCACCGCCGACGGCACGACGGTCGACAAGGGCGACCGCGCCAAGGCGTACCGCGAGATGGCTGCAGAGTTCCGCCGCCGCACGGGTGGCGGGCTGGGCGTCGTGCAGACGCGCCACGACGACGGCTGGCAGGCGAACCGCGGGGTCACGCACGCCGACGTCGACGTGACCGGCAGCACGTCCGACCCGCGCTGGTAGGAGGCCGACGATGGTGCTGAGCACTGGCGACCTCGAGCGCATGCGCAACTCCGCGGAGTCGCTGATGCCGGACACGTGCACCATCCAGACCGCGGCGTTCTCGGCGAGTAACTACGGCGCCGAGGTTGAGACGTGGACGAACACGTACACCGGCGTTGCCTGCCGGGTCGCGCGGCTTGGCGAGCAGGTGCGCGTCATGGGCCGCGAGCACGGCGACCAGCCGCAAGAGGTCGCCGACTGGATGGTGACGCTGCACCACGATCAGGCGGTCGCGCTCGGCAACCGCATCGTCACCACGACGCGGACGCTCGAGATCGTCGACATCAACGCGGACAAGAGTTTCAAGGCTGCGACGCGGGTGCTGTGCCGCGAGATTGTGAGCGGGTAGATGCCGGGGCTGGGTGTCGGTGCACGGTTCTACGGTGCCGGTGACAGCGCGCAGGGGCGCGCTGCGGCGTCGTACGTGGTCGCCGACGTGACCGGCCTGCAGAACCTCATCGCGCACTCGGACGAACTTGCCGAGAAGGCGATCCGCTACGTCGCGTTCCGCACGGCTGGCGAGGCCCGGCTCAACATCCGCGACCAAGGCGCGATCGACACCTCGTACATGGTCAACACCACGCGCGCGCGGCGCCTCGGCCGCTTCATGTGGTCGATCGGCACGGCGGCGTTCTACGGCGTGTTCATCGAGTACGGGACGATCCGCATGGCCGCTCGGCCGTGGCTGATGCCCGCGATGGGGCACGCGTGGCAGTTGCTCGAGCAGATCCTGCGCGCCGCGCTGCCGGACGCCGCGAACGGGCGCGTGAACATTCCCGAGGGGCAGGACTAGCGTGGCCGACACCGGGATCAACGCGATCGAGAAGGCGCTGCGCAGCGCGCTCAACACGGCGGGGCTGATCGCGCTCGTTCCGCAGGCGCGGCACTGGAACATGCTCGTGCCGCCCGCCTCGGCGTTCCCCGCGGTCGTGTTCTCGATGCAGGACAACGACGCGACCGGCCGCGCGTTCGGGCAGGACGCGATGGCGTTCGACTACCTCGTGAAAGGGATCGCCAAGGGCGGCGCGAGCGGCGGCGACGCGGTGGAGACGGCGGGCGACATCGCCCAGCAGATCGACCTCGCGCTGCACAACACGACGATGACCCCGACCGGCTACACCAAGGCATACAAGGTGCAGCGGCAGCGGTGGGTTCGGTACACCGAGTACGACGAGGGCCGAGTGCCATACGTGCACTCGGGTGCCATCTACCGGGTGTGGGTCTACTGATGGGAGGCCAGACGGTGAGCGAGACGGAGCAGGCGCTATTCAAGGCGCTCGTCACGGTTCGGTGGCGCAACCGCCACACCAGAGCGCGAAACAACATCGCGCCGGGGCAGGTCGTCGAGTTCGAGGCTGGCGACTTCAACGACGGCACGGATGGCCCCGCGCTGGTGTCACTTGCTGACGTGCTCGCGCGCGGACTGTTTGCGCCGTGGGATGCTGAGCACGCTGGCGACCCGGACTACATGAGCCGCGACGAACTGCTGCACTACCTCAACGACACCGGCGCCGTCACCGACGGCGGGGAGCCGTGGCCGCACAACGCCAGCGAGGCCGACCTGCGCGCAGCGGTAGCCGCATCGCTCGTCGAGCGCAAGGCGGAGCGCCGCAGCAGCGGCCGGAAGGGACGGTAGCCGATGGCACGCATCCACGGTGGTGACGCGCGCATCTACGCCGACCAGTTCAACCTGAGCGGTCGCGCCAACACCCTCGACGTCGAGTTCGCGCTGCCGACGCGCGAGGTGACGGCGTTCGAGGACGCGGCGCAGACGTTTGTGCAGGGCAAGAACGAGCGCGGGTGGACGTCTGAGTTCGCGGCGTTCATGGACGTGACCGACGACGAGATCGACGAGATCCTTGCCAGCCTGCACGCGGCCACCACGATCCCGCTGTGGGGGTTCTACCTCGACGGCTCGGCCGCGGGCTCGCGCGGGTACGAGGGCAGCGGCTGGCTCGACCGCCGCACGCTGCGCACGCCGGTGAACAACGCGGGGGTGCTCAGCGCGACGGTGCGCGGCTCGAACGTGCCGCTGCTCGGCCGGGCCATGAAACTCAACGAGGCGACGGCGGTGACCGGCACCGCGAACGGCACCGGCCAGAACCACATGCAGGCGGCGAGTGGCGACCGCGTGGTGCTGATCACGCGGGTCACCGCGATCGACGGCTCGGGCTCGGTCACGTTCAAGTTGCAGGAGTCGAGCGACAACGCGGCGGGCGACCCGTACGCCGACCTGTCGGGCATGGGCACGAACGTGCACACCGCGGTCGGGGCCAAGGCGACGAGCGTGCTGGCCGCGGCGACGCTCGGGCCGTGGTACCGGGTGGTCGCCTCGGCGTTCTCGGGCTTCACCAGCGTGACGCTACGGGGTGCCGTGGCGATTGTGCCGGGCGGCTAATCAGGGGATCAGGAGAGGAGGCCAGCGATGGCACGCATCCACGGCGGTGACGCCGACTTTTCGCTGAACTCGGTGGCGATCGAGGACGAGTTGAACTCGATCGACCTCGAGGTGCAGCAGGATCTGCAGGAGGTGACGGCGTTCAACGACGTCGCGCAGACGTTCGTGCGCGGCAAGTACGGGTTCACCGAGCAGGTCGCGGGCGCGTTCGACGGCGCGGCGTCTCAGGGTGATGCGACGATCGCCGCGATGATCGGTGCGGCGGCTGCGGTGGCAACGCTGTACCAGCCCTCGGGCGCTGGCCCGGACACGAACGACCCCGAGTATCAGGGCAGCGTGTGGCTCGAGTCCTACCGGATTTCGAGCCGCGTGAACGCCCCGGTCACCTATCAGGCCACGCTGCGCGGCACGGGTGCGCTCACCCGCGACGTGACGGCGTAGCGCAACCCAGCATCTCGGCCCTCGGTGGGCCACCGCTGCGTCGGGTACCTCCCGCAGCGACCCACCGGGGCCGGGGCCAGTCACGAGGAGGTACCAACCGTGACGACTACCGAGGCCACGCGGCCGCCAAAGCGCCAGATCCGCATCGACGACTGCCGGACGGCGCGCATCATCGACAACCCGACCCCGCAGTGCCCGCACGGCAAGTTGTGGCGCACGAGCACGGTGGCGCTGCTGCCGCGGCAGGTGCGCGCGGCGTTCTGCGAGGTCGAGGCGTGCGCCGCCACCGAATACACGCCGCAGGCCGGGCACTACGTGGTGCTGCGTCCGCTGCGCACGTTCGCCGAGCGCCGCGCCGTGAACGAACTGCTGAACAACGGCGCCAAGGGTGCCGACGGGCGCCTCGCCCCGGTGCTCAGCGAGGCCGAGTGCGAGCAGCGCATCCGCGACACGCTCACGGCCGCGGTGCTCGACTGGAACTGGACGGGCGCCGACGGCGAGCCGCTGCCGCTGCCGGGTTCCGACTGGGCAGCGGTGACCGAGGGGCTCGAGCAGGCCGAGGTGATGTGGCTGCTGTACGCCGCGTACCACGGCGCCGACCCCGACGAGGTGCTGAGGCTCGCGGGAAACGCATGAGGGGGCTGGCCGGTCACCTGCTGCGTGGCTGGCCCCCGACGTACGAGGCGCAGATCGGGAAGGTGGCCGAGGCGTTCCAGTGTCCACCGTGGGAGGTCGAGCAGCAGGACGAGGCGGCGGTCACGGCGGTCATGCAGGCGATGGGAGCCGCTCGCGTCGTCGAGCGGTTCAACCGTAAGGAAGCACTGACCGAGCCAGAGGGCGAGATGCTGCAGGCGCTGCTCGACGCGCTCGACGACTGGGCCGACGAGCAGGGCGAACCCGAGGAGGACTGAGATGGCTGGTGGTGGCGGCGGGCAGGAGGTCGCGCGGTTCTTCGCCACACTGGGCGTCGATAACTCGGGGTTCACCGCGGGCATGAGCAGCGCGATCTCGATGATGGGGCGCGGTGCGCTCGCGGGCGTCGGGCTCGGCACCGGCATGATGGCGGCGACCACGGCGTTTCGTGCGGTCGAGGCCGCGACCATCGGCAGCATGCTCGCGGTGATGGACTACGAGACGGCGTTCACGGGCGTACGCAAGACGGTCGACGCGAGCGACGAAGAGTTCTCACGGCTCGACGCGAACCTGCGCAACCTCGCGACGACGACGATGCCCAAGACCCGCGTCGAACTCGCTGGCATCGCGCAGGTCGCGGGTCAGTTGGGCATCCGCGGCACGCAAAACATCACCCAGTTCACCGACACCATCGCCCAACTCTCGACGGCGACGAACCTCACCAGCGATCAGGCCGCGATCCAGATGGCGCGGCTCGCGAACATCATTGAGATGCCGATCAGCAAGGTCGGCAACCTCGGATCGGCGCTGGTCGGGCTCGGTAACAACTTCCCGACGTTCGAGTCGGAGATCCTCGAGTTCGCGCAGCGCATGGCGGGTGCCGCGCACATCGTCGGCTTCACCGAGTCGCAGATCCTCTCGCTCTCGACCGCGCTGCCCTCGCTCGGCATCCAAGCCGAACTCGGTGGCACGGCGGTGCAGCAGGCGCTGCTCACGATGCAGCAGGCGGCGCAGGAGGGCGGGGCCGCCCTCGACCTGCTGGCGGGCGTCTCGGGCATGAGCGCGGCGCAGTTCCAGAAGCAGTGGAAAGAGGACGCCTACGGGGCGTTCACCGCGTTCGTGCAGGGGCTCGGCCAGAACGAGCAGCAGGCGGGGCAGATCCTCGACGCGCTGGGCCTCGGTGGCGCGCGCTCGGCGCGTGTGTTCCTCGGCCTCGCGCAGAACACCGATCTGCTGAGCCGGGCGCTGCAGATGGCCGGGCGCGAGATGGAGAACCCGACCGCGCTCGCCAAGGAGTTCGGGCGGTTCTCGGAGACGACCGCGAACCGGGTGCAGGTATTCAAGAACAACGTCACCGAACTCGCCGACGTGATCGGCGGGCCGCTGGTGGGCGCGCTGAACGCGGCGCTCGGGCCGCTGACCAAGTTGGTCGGCATGCTGGCCGGGCTCGACCCCGGTGGGTTGAAGGCGATCAGCAGTTCGACCGGCTACCCGATCAGCGCCGACGAGTACGCCAAGGTGTCGGGCGCCGCCAAGAACCTCGGGATGGATCCGCTCGAACTCGCAAAGACCCTCACCGGCCGCGCCACGGGCATCGGCCCCGGCGCGTCGAGCACCGCACAGCGCGGCGTGATGGTGCGCGGCCAGTTCGTGCCGCTCGACCAACTCGACGGCATCGGCAACTACGACGTGCAGCGCCCGGCCGCTGGCTCTGCTGGCGCTGGTGGCGGTACGCCCGGCCTCGACGCGCTGCTCAAGAACGCGGGCGGCGGTGGTGGCAAGAGCGACCCGCTCACCGAGGCGTGGCGCAGCGTCACCGACAAGATGACCGCCGAGGTAGCCGATGCGTACGTGAAGGGCGGCGACGCGCAGGCGGCGATCGTGCGCGCCAAGCAGGCCGAGGTCACGGCCGCGATCACCGCGTCGGCGGACTACATGCACCAGCGCTGGGGCGTCGAGATGCCCGCTGCGGTGTCGGCTGCCGCGGACGCCGTGTTCGCGCGGCAGCAGGCGCTCACGCAGGCGCTGGCGCAGGTCGATCAGACGTTCGCGGACGCCAAGATCGCCGCGTACTTCGACAACGGCCGCAAGGTGGACGCGATCGAGAACGCGTGGCTCGCGGCGCAGCGCGCGACCACGCAGACGATCGCCGACGACCTCGTGCGCACGTTCGCGATGGAGGCCGGGCCTGCGCTCACGACGGCGATGCAGCACGTGCGCGAGGCGGCGCGTGTGTTCGAGCAGGCAGTGCAGAGCACGACCGACAACGTGCGGCGCAACGCGCTCAGCCTCGCGCAGTCGATGGGGTTCTCGGCGCCGGGCCAGAGTGCGGCGGGGGCGGCGAACATCCTCACACTGGCGAACATGGCAGAGGCCGCTGCGGCGCGCGACGCGAGCATCCGGGCCGCCAACGAGTACGGTCGCACTACCGGCGACTGGGGAGGCGCGGCGTCGCGGCTGCAAAAGGTCGACGTCACCGTGACGGTTGCGGGCGACCTGCAGGTCGCGGGAGAGGGGTAGCCCGTGACGGCGCTGACGTTCGTGCGCGGGCGCACCGAAGTTGCGATCACCGAGTCGGGATCGCCCGCCGCAGAGGCCGGGCAGTTCGCGGTGCACCGCTCGCGCTCGATCCGCACGGCGACCAGCGACCGCGTGCAGGTGACGCTCGAGGGGATCACCGCGTCGAGCGGCGGCGTGATCGTCTACTTCGACCCCGACTACGCATACGACTCCGCAAGCCTCGCCAGCCGCGCGCCGGTCGCGCAGATTTACTACGACGCCAACGAGTACATCCTCATCGAGTACATCAAGGGCGTGGGCGCGGCGTTCTACTGCACGCTGTTTCGCGGCGGCCTCAACGTCGGGCAGGCCAGCGTGGCCGCGACGTTCACGGCCGGGCAGGCGTGCGTGCTCTACGCCGCGTGGGACGGTTCCACCGTCGAGATCGGGTTCAACGGCGGCGCGTTCTCGACGGGCGCGCAGTCGAACTCGCCCGCGTCGATGCCCACGATCGTCGACCTCGGCTACTCGACCTCGTTTGGGACGTACATGGGCATGGCGGTCGGCTGCCTCGTGCAGTTGACCGGGCGCATCAGCGCCGCCCAGTGGGCGATCCTCGCGGCGCTGCGCGCCGAGCGGCCGCCTGCACCGCGCGAGGCGATCGAGGCCAAGATGGCCGGGCTGTGGTACGGCGGGCACACGATCTCGTGGGACTTCACCGCCACGAACTGCGACGGCATCGACCTGCTCAACACGGCGGGCGTGAAGGTGCGCGAGACGGACGGGCTCGGCGGTGCGCCGGTGCAGAACCGCATCGTCGAGACGCCGCTGCGCGACGGCGCCTCGTACGTCGACACCCGCCTGCAGCCGCGCGTGGTGCGGCTGCCGCTGGCGGTGTACGACGAGGACTCGCAGGCCGACTGGTACACGCTGCGGCGCACGCTGCTCGCGGCGTTCAACCCGCTACCGGGGCCGGGCGTGCTGACGTTCGCGCCGAGCACGACGCTGTACGAGGCCACCGCGATCTACGACTCCGGGCTCGAGTACAGCCAGCGGGCGGGCACGTACCTGCAGCGCTCGCCGCTGGCGCTGCTGTGCCACGACCCGGCGTGGCGCGTGGCGGTGGCAGTCGAGGGCTCGGGCACGGTGCCGAGCGCGGGCTGGGTGATCCCGTGGTCGATCCCGTGGACGATCCGCGAGTCGGCGGTCGACCTGACGGTCACCAGCGCAAGCGACGACGGGCTCGATACATACCCCGTGTTCGAGTTCACGGCGGGCAGCGCTGGGAGCACTGGCCTGCGCATCTCGAACACCACGACCGGCGATGCGATCGAGTTCTCCGCGGGGCTCGCGCTCAGCGCCGGTGAGGTCGTCACGATCGATATGGGGGAGCGCACGGCGGGGAAGGACGACGGCACCAACGTCATCGGCTACCGTGAGGCGGGCAGCATCATGTGGGCGCTGCAGCCTGGCGCGAACGCGGTCACCGTGGCGGTGGACTCGGGCAACGGCACGATTCGGGTGAAGCACTACACGCGCCTGATCGGCATCTAGGGGGCACGCAATGACGGAACTTTCGTACGGCTGGGACTCGACCGCGGTAGGCGACGGGAACGCCTACACCGAGGCGCAGGTCGCGGCGCTGTTCAAGGCGATGTTTGGCGGGGCGGGCGTGTTCCGCGGCTACCTCAACGAACTTGCCCCGACGGTGAGCGGCACGAACGTACTGGTGAACACCGGCGCGGCGATGTCGGTGAGCGGGCACCCCTACGTGAACGACGCGAGCAAGAGCACGGCGATCACCACGCCGAGCATCGGCACCACCGGGCACCGCCTGCTGCTGCGCGAGGACACGAGCGCGCAGACCGTGCGCATCTACGACCTCGCGAGCGCTGACGGCACCGCAACGATCCCGGCAGCGACTGCGACCGACAAGACGATCGCGACCTTCACGATCACCACGCTCGGCGCGATCACGCTCACCGACGCGCGGGACTTCGCCACCGGCGTGTTCCCTAACCTGTTCGACGTGTGGCGGTACCAGTTCCGGGGAGCGCAGGGGGCAGCCGCGTTCACCGGCCGCAAACTGCTGGGCCTGTTCACGGGCTCGCAGATCACTCCCGCACTCGACGGCGTGACGTCCTCGCGGGCGAACTTCGGGCTGGGCTTCACGCTCGCCTCGAACAGCGCCAGCCCCTCGATCGCGCTGACGGCGTATTCGGCCGGTGTCGATCCGTACGTGGTCGTCACGTCGGGCGGTGCGCTCGGCGTCTCGTTCGGTGCGGCTGACAACGGCGGGGCGGCAACGCTGCGCGTGGTGACTGCGCCGGTCAAGAACCCGCGGCACCTGTTCCGCTGGATTCCCGGCGCGAGCAACGCGAACCTGACGATGACGATGGCCGGGTTCTTTCAGGTGGCCGACAACAACACCCCGAGCGCGACCACCAACGGTGCGTACCTGCGCGCGAACACCACCGGCAACCTGTTCTTCGTCACGCGGCAGGGCGGGGCGGAGACGACCACCGACCTCGGCGCGCGGCCGACCTCGCTCACGACCTACGAGATCTGGACGGACGACGGCGGCGTGACCTGGTACTGCCGGAACAACACGACCGGCGCGATCGTGGCGACGCACACCGGCAACGTGCCGACCGCCGCGACCGGCGTGGGGTACGGATTCTATGGCGCGAGCGGGTCTGGCTCGCTCGTACTGTTCAGCGTCGGCTACGCGCAGGTGGACGCCGAGTTCACGCCGTAACGGGAGAGGGAGCACATGCCTTACATCAGCAACCCGCAGATGCCGGAGACGATCGGCGAGGGCCGCACCGCAAGCGGCGTGACCTACCAGTCCGACGACGGCGCGAACTGGGCCGCGCAGGTCGAGGCGGTGCAGCCTGGCGAGATGGAGATCACCGCCGAGGAGTACGCGGCGATCCTCGCCGCGAACGCCGCTCACAACGACGCGCTGCCTGAGCCGGTGCCGCCAACGCCGCTGCGCGCGGCCGAGTTCAAGGTGGCGGCGTTCGACTACCTCGGCGCTGCCGCGTTCGTGATGCCGCTCGCTGGGTACATCGCACCTGCGCTCGACGCGCTCAACGCGCAGAACTGGACGCTGGCCCGCAACATCATCGGGCTCGCCGCGCAGGGTGGCGCGCTCACCGTCGAGCAGCACACGGCACTCGTCGCACTGCTCGCCGAGTACGGGATCCCGGGGGCTTAGGGGTGCGCGCTCGCTACCTCGCAGCCTGGGCGGTGATCGTCGTGCTGGGTGCCGTCGTCGAGACGGCGGCGCTGTTTGACCCGCGCCCAGGTGACACGCTCAGCGAACTCGTGCGGCTGCTCGTGAGCCTCGCGCCCGAGGCCGGGGCGGCCACGCTGATCGGCGCGGCGGGGTGGTTCGTGTGGCACATTCTGCGGAAGGTGCGGTAGATGCCGAGCGCCCACGACTACCAGTTCATCCTGCGCAGCCTGACGACCCTCACCGACGGCGGCGACCTGCTCCCCGGAGATGTCAGCGGTTCATGGACACGCCGCCGCTTCGGCGGCGGTTCGTTCTCGCTGATGCTGCCGCTCGAGGCGCGCAACGCCGACGGCACGCTGCGCTACACGCGCACCCGCCTCGCCGATCACACGCTGCTCGAGATCATCCGCGACGGCTCGCGTGAGTTCGTGGGGGTGATCGAGACGATCGAGGTCGACGGCCTCGCTAAGACGTGGACGATCGGCGGCCCCGACCTGACCGCGTACTTCCTGAGCCAGCGCATCGTCGGCGAGACGACTGCGGACAGCGAAACCGGCGTCGCCGAGACGGTCGCGCTCGCCTACATCGAGTCGTATCTCGGCGCGAGCGCTGCCGCGGCGCGACAGGCTACGGCGTCGCTGGGGGCGCTCACGTTCACCATCCCGGCGACCTCGGGCCGCGGCACGACGGTGTACGAGCGCGGGCAGCGACGCAACCTGCTCGACGTCGTGCAGGAGGCCAGCGAGGCGGGCGGCATCTACGTCACGATCGACATCAACGCCGGGTATACCGGCTACGAGGTCGAGGTCAGCGAACCGACAGACCGCACCGTCGGCACGGGTTCGGTGCCGTTCTCGGTGGACTGGGGCAACGTCGAGGCGTTGAAGTTCCGCCGCGACCTGCGCAACCACCGCAACCACCTCTACGTCGCGGGCGAGGGCGCGGGCGACACGCGCGAGGTCACCGAGGTCGAGGACGCCACCAGCGTCGTCGCGCACGGTCGCCGCGAGGTCGTGATCGACGCGCGCTACGCCACAACGGCCGACGAGCGCACGACGGTCGGCAACCTCGAGGTCGCGCGCCGCTCGCGGCAGACGGTGGTGGTGGCGGCCAAGCCGCACCGCGCCAGCGCCAACAGCGAGTACCGCACCGACTGGGACGTCGGCGACGCGGTGACGTTCGCGGAGGAACGGCTGCAGCCCGAGGCCGTCGACCTGTACGTCGAGGCGGCGACGGTGAGCCTGCGTATGGCAGGCGGCCGCGAGCCCGCCGAGGACATCACGTTCGAGTTGGGTGAGCACCGTGGCGACTCGGTGCTGCGCAAGTTGATCAACGCAGTCGCTCGCCTACAGGCGACGAGCGCGGTGTAAGGGGCACAGCGTGACGGTGGCAGAACTGTTTGAGGCGTTGAAGGTAGCCGGGGCGGTGTCGGCGGCGCTGATCGCCATCACCGGCCTCATCGGCGGCGTGCTGCACATGGGGTGGCGGCTCTACGTGCGCCCGCACCTCGACCGCATCGAGCAGTCGTCGAGCACTGCCGTCGACGCGGTGCGCCGCGACGTCACCGACGCGCTCACGCGTGCTGCCAACGAGGTCGCAGACGTGAAGCGCGAGATCCACGCGGTGCGCTCGCAGGTGGCACCGAACGGCCACGAGAACGAGGGGCACCCCGACGACGCCGGGGTGCCGTTGCGTACGCTGGTGCTGCGACAGGGGCGCGAGCAGCGTCACCACACGGCGCGGCTCGACGAGGGCGCCGACTGGATGCGCAATCACGACACCGAGCACGTGCGCCGCGATCCGCAGTGGCAGGCGCACGCGGGGTAGAGGAAGGGATCGACCATGCTCGACATTCGATGGATCGGCAGCCCGTACTACGACGACCGCCGCGACGGGCGACCGCTGGCGCTCGTGCTGCACATCGCGGAGGGCTCGCTCGCGGGCTGCGACGCGTGGTTCAACGACCCGGCGAACGTGACCTCCGCGCACTTCGCGGTGGCGCGGTTTGTGCCGGGGCGCGTGCACCAGTACGTGGGCGTCGAGGCGTCGGCGCGCGCAAACGGGATCCGCAACGGCGCTGCACCGGCCGACCACGGGCACGCGGCGTGGCTGCTCGATGCGATCGGCCCGGTCGCCTCGCCTAACCGCTTCACCGTCTCGATCGAGCACGAGGGCCGCGTCGGTGACCGCCTCGACTGCGACGTGTTCGCGACCTCGGTCGAACTCGCGGCGATGCTGTGGTGCCCCGGTGGCGGCGTCTGCACGCACGCGGCGGGCGGCGTCCTGCCGAACGGGCACGGCGCGCTGGCCGGTGTGCCGTGCGACCGCGACCACGTGCTGCGTCACGGCGAGATCGGCGGGCACCCGGCGTGCCCCGGCTTCGACGAGGCCGAGATCGAGGCGTACATCGCCGCGGTCAACGCGCGGCTGCAGGGCCAGCCGACCGCGCCAGCGGTGCCAGCCCCGTCGCCGGGCGCGGTGGTCGGGCTCGAGACGCACGCGCTCGACGTGGTGCAGACAAACGAGGCGGCGAACGTGATCTTCGCGCACTTCGCGGACGTGCTGTTCGACAGCGACGGCCGCACCATGCTCGCGGTGACTGGCGGCGTCGCGGTGCCGGAGGGGCGCCGCGCGGTGCTGGTGGTGTACTAGGTAAGGGGGCAGCAGATGGACGCAGAGACGGCGGCGGGGGTGGTCGGGCTGGGCGGCGTGATCGCCGCAGCGGTGGCGCTCGCCAAGGCAGCGCTCCCGGTGGAACTGAGCGGGCGTCAGGTGGCGGGCCTCGTGCTCGTCGTGACGACGGCGCTGGTCGTGCTGGGGGTGGTCGGTGGGGAGATCAGCGGTACGCCGCTCGACCTCGTGAGCCGCATCATCGTGCAGGCGGCCTCGGCCGTGGGGCTGCGCGAGGGGCTGGTGCTGGTCGCACCGGCTGCTAAGACCCTACCGGGGCGCTAGAAGCCACGCAGAGGCCCGTGGCAGGGCCGACAGCGAGTTTGAGCGTACGAGCGGGCCTACCGGCCCGCTCGCCGCGTCTGCGCCGTCATGCGGGCGCGGACGGCCACCATGAGGTGCTCGGGGTGTGCGAGCACGTCGGCGCTGAGCGTGACTAGCGGGCGCCCGGAGCGGTCGCCGACGACCCCGCCCTGCAGCAGCAGCACGACGTCGGAGTAGTCGAGGCGGTAGGGCGCTGCGGGGTGCAGGGCGGCCGCCAGCGCGTCGCGGTAGCGGTTGCGCCCATGCGCCCACGTCACGAGCCCGGCGCCGCAGGCGAGCCCAACGGCGGCCCCAGCGAGCCCGTACGCGAGCATCCCGAGTTCAAGCATCGTCGTCCCTCTCTACAACCGCCCGCAGCGCGGCGCGGTCGCCCCAGCGCACCCGGTACACGTGCCCGCGGGCGAACTCGTCGCTGTGCGTGATCACCAGCACCTGTATGCCGAGGCTATCGGCCACCTGTTCGAGCGTCTCGGCCATCGCCGCCCGGTTGCCCTGCGAGAGCGCCGCGAACGGCTCGTCGAGTACCAGCAGCGGGGCCAGCCCGCGCTGCGAGAGCAGCCGCACCAGCACCATCCGCAGCATCGCCGCGGCGTCGGCGACGAGGCCGCCGCCGTTGCCCTCGAGCGGATCCGTCTCGACCGCCCCGCGCACCAGCACGAGGTCGACCTCGAGCACGCCCCGGCGCTCCACGGTGCGCACGTCGAGCCGCACGGTCGGGTCGTCGAACACGATGCGCAGCCCCTCGGAGCAGAGGTCGGCGATCGTCTGCTGCACGCGCGCGCTGGTGATGTCCTGCACGGCGTGCAGTTGCGCCGTGGCGACGTCGGCGGCGCGCACCTCAGCCTCGGCAGCCTCGGCGGCGGCAGCAGCCGCGTCGCGCTGCTCAGTGAGCGCCGTGCGCCGCGCGCGGGCCTCGACCAGCCGCTGCCGCACGGCGTCGAGCCGCTCCACCGCGCTCACGCTCCACCGCCGTCGTCGACCGTCTCGATGCGCGTGGTCGGCTCGCGGAACATGGCGGCGTCGAGCGCCGCCGTCAGCACCTCACGCACCATCTCGTCGCCGTCCGCGTCCGACCAGCCCTCGGGGGCGACGTAGCACATGCCGAGCGCGCCGGGGTCGGTGCTTACGAACACGGTGAGCAGCGCGACCACGCCGCCCGCGGCGTCGGCCTTGGCGATGACCTCTGGCATGCGCTCGCGTAGGTCGTGGATATGCGCGTCGAGGCGTTCTGCGTTCGCGCTCACGACACCACCGCCTCGGTGATGCCGGGCAGCGCGGGCTGCACGTACGGCGTGCCGTCGGTGTCCACGAGCACCGAGGCTGGCAGCGCGACCCGGTAGTGCACCTCGCCGTCGATGATGCAGCGCTCGATCTCACCAGCCTGCGCCAGTTCGCGGGCGCGGCGGCTGGCGTTGTGCGAGAGCCACTGGTCGCCGACCTGTACCCGGTTGAGCGCGTAGCCGGGCACCCACGTCGGCGCGTGCGTGGTGAGGTAGGCGCGGATCAGTTCGTGCTGTGTGCTCATCGCAGCGCCGCCTCTGCCTCGGCCAGCGCCGCGTCGGTGGCGGCGAGGGCAGCGTCGAGCGCGGCCTGCTGCTCGGCGATCAGCGCGTCGAGCGCGGCGAGGTCGGCGCACCCGTACTCGTCGCGCATGCGCTGCTCGAGCGCGGTGGCCGTCTCGAGCGCGCTGGCGTGACGGCCTGCGGCCTCGGCGCGCTTGCGCTCGGCCTCGGCATGGCGGCGCCGTAGCGCCTGCACCTGTTCGGCTGTGACTGGCATCGGTCGTTCCTCTCTCTGCGTGCGCGACTGTACCACAACGCGGCGCGTGCCGCGCTACGTGCTGGAATCTTCCACGGCCTCGATCGCCATCTGCTGCCCGGCCGCCCAGTCGTCGGCGTCCACGCCATCGGCGGGCGGCATGGCGCGCAGCAGCCCCGTCACGGCCTCGACGGTCACGACGTGGGTACCAGCGCCCGCCAGCGAGGCCGCTAGGGCGCTGGCGGCGCTCCCACGGGCCTCTGCGGCGGTGTGCTCGGCCACGCGGTAGACCTCGGCGGCCGGGCGGTGCGGCACCGGCAGGTACTCGACGGTGCCCCCGGCGCCCTGCCCGCGGTCGTCGTAGGTGATGAGCGCCACCTGCGGCACCCGGTCGAAGTCGTCGGCGCCGATCGTGGCACGGGCCAGCGCGCCGGGGTTCGAGTACAGGACGCGGCCAGTATTACCCTCCGAGGCCGTGAGCGGGTGCCCCTTGTGCATGTGGCCGTGCGCGACCACGCGGACGTGCGGCGGCAGCAGCGCGTCGACGTCGGCGATCTGGATCCAGCCACCGGCCTCGGGGCCGAACGGCCACGGTGCGACCGTAAGCGGGGCGTGCGCGAACACGAGCGGACGTGCCCGCACGCGGAGCGCGTCGGCGAACGCCTGCGCACCACCCTCGCGCTCGTAGGCGTTGCTCCACGGCACCCCGACGATGTGCTCGTCGCTCGCGCATACACCGTCGAGCAGGTCAACGTGGTCGCCCAGCAGGCTCAGCAGCGGCTGGCCGTCGAGGCCGCCGCCGTGCGCCTCGTCGTGGTTGCCGGGCACGATCGACACCGGCACCCCCGGCCCGTTGAGGATCTCGCGCACGCGCTGCACCGTGCGGTGCGTGGTGTGCGCGGCGTTCTTACGGTGGAACACGTCGCCCGTGAACACCACGCGGTCGACGCCGAGGTGCTCGGCCAACTGCATCACCGCGGCGAGTTTGGCGAGCACGTCATCGAGGTACGAGGCTGTGCGCATCGCGGGCGGCTGGTCGGAACAATGGGGGTCATTCACCTGCAGGTACTTACGTACTGTCATCGCCAAGTCTCCCCTCGTACTACGTTCCCGATCGTTGGCTTCGCCACGCCAAATGTGCGAGCCAGCGCCGCATACGATTCGCCAGCGGCGTAACGCTCGCGAATCGCCGCAGCGGCAGAACGCGTCAGTCGTGCCCGCGGGTTGCGTTCCCCACAAACGTCCACGGCGGTGAGCCGCTTTCGGCGATCAGCAAATCGGCCGCCTGCTACGGCATGCAACACGTTCGCGTGATGGGTCACATATTCGAGATTCACGAGATGGTTGTTGCCGGGATCGAGGTCGATGTGATTCACCTCCTCGTATTCCGCTGGGGCACCGAGGAACGCACGTGCCACCATCCGGTGAATCGCCTCCGTGCGCTGCCCGTTCGGGCCGGTGATTCTGACCATGCAGTAACCACGTGGGCCTACCGATGGAACCCTGACGCGCCCCGGATAGGTGCGCTTCCCGCGAGCAACCCGTCTCACGCGACCGTGATCGCTTACCTCGTACCAACCCTCGTACCCAACAGCCGGTCGCCATCGTTCGCGCATCGTCAATACTCCCATCCGCCGATGCCGTGGCAGGCGCCGCAGGCATCGACCAGCGCGCGCAGGTACAGGCGCTCGCGCAGCGTGTCGGCGATCGTGGTCGTCACGAGACGCGCCAGAGCAGCAGCACGGCGAGCCCGGAGAACACGCCGAGGCCGTAGGCGAACACGATCGCGAACTCGGTGACCTCGCGCTTCATCGCTGCACCAGCCCGAGCGTCGCAAGCGCCTCGCGTGCCAGCCATTCGAGCATGATGTGCGCGCTGAGGTGCGTGGCGATTGACAGGTGCAGCACAACATCGCTGTGATCCGCGGCCGCGCGCCGGTGCGCGTAGTGGTCGCGGAGGCTCGCCATCCAGCCGAACCCGTGCTTGCGGTTGAACTCGTCGTCGCCGATCCGGTCGGCGTCATAGAACATCTGCAGAATCTCGTGGGCGGTCATTGCGTGGCGTCCTCTCTCTGCGTGGCGCAGCGTACCGCGGCGCGGCGCGGCGTGCAACTACCCCGCGAGGTCGGCGGCGGCGAGCGGCTGCCCGCACACCGGGCACGGCTCGCCCGCCAGCGCCGCCAGCGCCGCCGCAGCGGCCTCGGCCTCGGCCTCGGCGGTCACGGTGGCGGCGTACGCCACGCGCGCCGCCGCCTGCGCCCGCTCGACCTGCTGGTGCAGCGTGCGCAGCACGCCGATGCGCTGGATCTGCGCATCGAGGTCGGGCAGCGGTTGCACGGTGACGCGCGCAGCGGCCTCTGAGGCGGCCGCCAGCGCGTGCGCACTGGTGATGGCGGCGCGTAGGTCACGCGCGGCGGTGAGCGCCGCCAGCGCCCCGGCGAGCGCGTCCACGTCCACGCGGTCGATGGCGCGGGCGGCGTCGAGCGTGGTCATGTGCGCCAGCACCTCGGCGCGGGCGTCGGTGAGCGCCATGCGCAGCACGCGCACGGCGTCGAGCGCGGCGTTCGCGTCGGCGAGCGCGTCGACGTCCACACGGTCGAGCGCGCGAGCGCCGTCGAGCGTGGTCATGTGCGCCAGTACCTCGGCGCGGGCGTCGGTGAGCATGGTGCGCAGCACGCGCCCGGCGTCGAGCGCGGCGTTCGCGTCGGCGTACCGCTCGAGCGCCTGCGCGGCGCTGGTGTAGGCGTCCTCGGCGGCCGGGATCCAGTCGAGCGCGGCGAGCGACTGCTCAGCCTGCGCGCGCACCTCGTGCTGCGCGGCCGCGCGCTGCTGGGCTGCACGCTGGCGGCGGCGGATCGCACCGTCGGCCAGCAGCAGCAGGTTCGACCCGTCGAACTCGCCGAGCACCTGCGCGCGGCGCCGGGGCGAGTCGGCGAACAGGAACGGCGCGTCGTGCTGGCGCTGGAATCCCGGCATGAACTCGTCACCGCCCACGGCGACCGTCATGCGCAGCAGCGCTCGCACGTCGGCCGGTACCTCGCTGCCCGTCTTTTCGTACAGCGTCTCGCCGCCGTCCGCGGTGGTCACGAGGTACGCGCCGCTCGAGCCGCGCGCCTTGCGCCAGTCGATGCGCGTGCCGTCGTCGAGCGTCACGCTCACGCGCGCGGCCTGCTCGCCGTGGCGCACGAACTGGTCGCCGCGCTGGTTCGTGAGCAGCGCGTACAGCGCGCGCACGATCGCGCTCTTGCCGGTGTCGGACTCGCCGACGAGCGACGTCCACGCGCCGAGGTCGAGCCGGGCGCGGGCGATCGATTGGAAGTTCTCGACGGTGATGCTGGTGATCATCGGGCGCCGTACACGATCTCGATGACCAGCGTGCGCACGCCCGTGTCGGCGTGCTCTTGCCAGCCATCGGTGGTCGGCTCGTCGCTCACGTGCGCGATGGTCGTGGCGGTCACCAAGCGTACGCGATCTGGTTCTGCAACCGCCGCCTCGAACGCTTGCCGTGCTGCCTCGATCGCGTCGTGCTGGCTCGTGTGGTGCTGTGCCATGTGCGGCCCCTCTCTGCTCGGGCTGCGGTGTGCTGGTGCTCGGTGGTGGCAGTCGGCGATCTAGCAACTGATCTGCCGGGCTCGGCGCTGAGCGTTCGTGAGCGAGTAATCCTCTCGAGTACGGACGCCGAGCCCTGCGGTGCTTCGTACCACCACCGAGCGGTGTGCGCCATCCGGCGCGCGGGGCGTGGCAGCGCTGGTGCTTACGCTGCCCCGGCCCCGCGCGGCGTACGCCGCGCCGCGCTACGGCTTCGCGCGTGCCGCCTTGTCGTGCCAGAGGTCGAACGCACCCTGCAGTTGCACGAGCGGCTGCTCGTGCAGGCCGTACCGCCGCACCGTCTCGGGGAACACCTGCACCGTCGGCGCCTGCTTCCCGATCTGCAGTTCCTCGCTCACCGTGAGCGTCATCAGCGCGGCGTGGATGTGCCGCTCGAGCGTCTCGGGGTGCACGAACTGGGACTCGTTGCGCAGGTCGTCGAAGTGCTGCCAGTGCAGGTTGACCGCGTAGTGCGGGCACGCGCCCTCGGTGAGATACCGCCAGAGCAGCGGCGCGACGTCGATGGTCACGTACACCGGCACCCCGGCGCGCGTCGGCTTCGTCTTTTTGCGCCAGACGGCGCCGAACCGGAACTCGCCGAGATCCTTGAACTCGTCGTAGCCGAGCACCTTCTCGATGAGCCCGTCGACCTCGGGGCCGCACACGAGGTGCGTCGCGTTGTCGAACTGGTCACCGCTGGGCGGGCGCACGTAGCCGGGAGGCGGCTCGCCCTGCCCCGGCGCGGGCGCGAACGCCGACACCTGCTCGCCCTCGTCGGCGGCGCGGCGCAGTGGCGTCGGCTCGTTGTCCTGCTGGCTGCCTTGTGGCATCGCTGTGCCCCTCTCTCGCCGCTACTCGAGCGGCGGCTGCGCCGCCGTCTGGCGGCGGCTGCTGCGTGCTGGTGCGGCGTCCGCCGCCACGGCCTCGGCGTTGAACGGCTGCCCCGCCTCTGCGCGCGCACGGTGCACCTTGTCGGCGGCCAGCGCAACCGACGGCGCCCCGGCGCTCAGTTCGGCGGCGACCGCCTCGGCGACCTCGATCGCGGACTGCACCGCCTCGGTGCCGTCGCCGTACTGCTCGATCCAGAGCCCGATGCTGCCGAGCGCGGCGTTCGCGTCGTCCTCGATGGTGTCGGCGTTCTGCTCGGTCATCAGGATCGGCGCCACGGCCTGCAGGATCACCTCGTACGGCGTCTGCGGCTCGGTGTGCTCGGGGGTGGGCTCGACGTCGATCACGCCCGGCGCGTCGGTTCCGAATGGCTCACCGCTGCGCTGTGCCTCGCGCAGCGCAGCCAGCGGCGCTGCGTCCTCGTACTCGTCGACGAACTCGCCGTCGACGGTGGTGGCGACGTAGCCACGCACGCCGCGTTCCTCGAGGTCGACCACCGCCACGTCGAGGTCGGGGAACGCCTGCCGCAACCCAGCGACCTGCGCGCGCTTCGCGGCCATGTATTCGGGCATGCGCCCGATCGGCGAGAACGGCAGGCCGTCGGGGCCGCGCCGCCCGCTGCGCGCCTGCTCGAGTTCGCCCTTGCGGATGATGCCGACGCCGACCGCAGGCATGCGGCGACCCTTGCGCCAGACCTCGACCAGCCGGGCGATGTCGCCGTCGTTCACGCCGTACACCTGCTGCTGCTCGGGGGTGAGCATGCGCGGCTCGCTGATGCCGTCGAACTCGCCGGTGCGCTGCGCCAGTTTGAGGCGCCCGGCCATGCTCACGTACACCGCGCCGTGCATGAGGTAGATCTCGCCGATGATCGGGTTGAGCCCGAGGAACGTCGCAACGCGCGTGAACGCCTCGATCTGTGGCGGGCTCGCATCCTTGATCCACGCCGGGCCTTGACGCTGCAGCAGTTTCGCCGTGTTCGAGGCGAGCGCCATCTCGCGCACCGTCATCGCATTGATCGACTCGCGCACCTGCTCGAGTTTGTGCGACTGGCTCGCGGCGACGAGCGCGCGCAGTTCCTGCTGTACGGGTTCGGTGGTCACTTCGTAGCAATCCTCTCGACGACCGCTGCCTCGGGGTGCAGCGGGCACTGGTGGGTGAAGCCGTCGGCGCTCGCCACGACCGCAGGCTCTGCGTCGCACACACTGCAGCGCATGGTGTGCGCGGCGAGGCGTGCGAGCGTGTGCTGCGAACGATGGCTCAGCGCTGGCACTAGCGCTGCTCGGTGAGCACGCGGGCCGCGTCGACCGGGGCGTTGTACGTCTCGGCGGCGACCGCGTACAGGGTGTCGAGCGGCAGGTCGAGGATCGCATCCGGCGTCACCGCACCGGGCTCGCGCCGGGTGCCGAGTTCGGGGATCAGTTCCTCGGGTGTGACGTCGAGCGCGCGTGCGAACTCGACGACCCTGCGCACCGTGAGCAGGCCGTCGTCGGCGAGCGCCCGGCGCATCGTGGTCACCGGGACGCCCATGCGTGCGGCCAGCGGGCGCTGCCCGATGCCAGCCTGCTCGACTCGGGCAAGGATGCGCTCGCGCGCCGTCGGGATCTTCGTGGTCGTGGATCGTGCCATGCAGTCGGTTCCTCTCTCTGCTGCGCCGCGCACCGTACCAGTGCGCGGCGCGTCACGCAAGCCGTTCGAGCGCGTAGCACGCCGCGAGGTACGCGTCGGCCACGTCGTCGTCGTGTGAGCCGCCCCGCAGACGCGGGACGGTGATGCCGCGGGCCTCGACGAACTCAAGGATCGCAGGCTTCGCGGCGCCCTTGCCGCGCGGGATTTTCACCTGCAGCACCGAGCGCATGCGCGACACCATCACCGCCTCGACGGTGAGTGCAGACGGCAGCCCGGCCATGATCGCGCCCTGCGCGCGGCAGAGCGCGGTGATGGGGCCGACGCCGTGCTGGGCGCGCACGAACCCCGGCTCCTCGATCACGACAAGCGCAAGCGGCATGTGCTCGGTGGAGATGCGATAGGCGGCGTCGGCGAGCGCACGCAGGCGGCGCGGCAGCGGCCAGTCGGCGCGCGTGGTGATCACCTCGTGGGACTGGTGGCCGTCGGTGTCGATGATGGCGAACGCGGTGCGCGTGAGGCTGGCGTCGATGCCGAGCACAGCAACGGGGCCGCGAACGGCCCCGTCGTGTGAACGCAACCCGGCAGAGGAAACGTCGCGCTTTGCAGAGAGAGACAGAACCGAGCCGGGCTCGTTGCCTGCCGAGGCTACACGCTGGCCGTCAGTACGCGCAACACGCGGCATCAGCCGAGCCCGTTCTCGCGGCGGTGCGCGCGCACGAGCCGCTTGAGGCGCAGGATCGCGGGGCCGTCCCACTGCGACCCGAACGTGACGCCCTCGGCGCGGTGGTAGCGTTCCCAGCGCTCGATCGCGTCCTCCCAGTCGATCGGCCCGTCCTCGTACCAGCCGTCGATCGCCTGCCCATAGAACTCATCAACGAACGCGGCGGTGATGTCTGCGGGCTGCAGCACGCTGCCCCAATCGTCGCGCTGCATCAGGCCACCACCTCGAGGCGCTGGTCGAGGTCGGCGTTCGCGTAGAACTGGCCGCCCTCGATCATCGTGACCTCGGTGATGCCGTGGTCGCAGCGCACGTTCCAGATGCCCGTGCGCGCGACGCTGACGAGCAGCACGCGCGCGCATCCGCAGGCGAGGCGGATCGCCGCCTCGCGCTCGCGCATCTCTTCGTAGTGGTCGGCCCAGTCGTTGCCGTTCGGGTAGCGCTTGCCGCACGAGCACTGGATGCCGCCGCGGCGCAGCCGCTTCGATGTGTGCATGTTGTTCGTGGTGTCGTTCATCGCTGGGTTCCTCTCTCTGCACCCGGAGTGTGCCACAACACGGCACGGGGCGCAACCCCCTAGGGGGCGCCCCGATTCCAAGCCGATCCGTTGCGGGGGTATTGCAAACGAGAGGATGCGTGCGGTAGTGTGCCGAGCGCTGGCCCGGCTGGGTCGCGGTGACGGTTCACGACGGCACCGCGCCCAGCCGCAGCGAACACCCGGCGTGAACCGGGTGGTGCGACCCCCTACGGCGGCCACACCACGCGGCGACCACGCCCGCTCGCAACGAGGGGCACGACCGCGATGGCTTGGATCGAACTGCACCAGTCGACATCACGGCACCCGAAGATCCTGCGGCTCGCGATTGCGCTCGGCGTCCACCGCCAGCACGCGGTCGGCCTCGTCGCCGATCTGTGGTGCTGGGCGCTCGACGCCAAGCCGGACGGCGGCCCGCTCGAGGAACTCGACATCCGCACCGCGACCGACTGGTTCACCGCGGGCGCCCCTGACCTCGGCCCCGCGCTCGTGCAGGTGGGGCTGCTCGACGAGCGCCCCGACGGCCTCTGGATCCACGACTGGGACGACTACGCCGGGCGCCTGATCCGGCAGCGCGAGGCGGCGAAAGAGCGCGCGCGCGCAGCACGTGGTCGATCAGTGCCGCGGACTGCTACGGGTACGTTCGCCGATAGTACGCGTACGAATGGCGGATCGTACGCGAACAATCGCGATCCGTACCCGTCTACCCAACCCTACCGTACCCAACCTGATCTGAAAGAGAGATCACGCGCGAGCGCGCGGCCGAAGGTCACGCCGATCCGGCCGGGAGGGTGGGACGACCTGCCAGCAGCGGCGACCGCGATCCAGCGACTCACCGCGCTCAGGCTCGAGATGGATGCGCGCGCGCCGAGCACGCGCGAGGAGGTTGAACTCGACGACCTCGCGGCTCTGCTGACGCCCGAGGATGTGACCGAGATCAGGAGGCGATCCGATGGCAAACCGTGGGCCTACGCCCGAGCAATCGCAGGGGGGGTCGCAGCCGACCGACGACTGGGACGCGACCCGTGGCGCGATCGAGCAGCAGATGGCGCTGGTCGGCAAGACGCGGGAGGCGCTGGGGGACGAGGCGTTCGAGGCGCTGGTCGAGGACGCCGCCCGACGGACGATGGTGGAGCGCCAGACTGGGAAGCCGAGCGCGACGGCAGGCGGGGCGCTGCAGGCGTTCCTCGCGGAGCGGGAGCAGCGGATGCGTGACCTCGAGGCTGCCGGGCTGCCGCTGTACGTCGACGACGACGCGCCGCCGCCGTGCCCGCACTGCAACGACGCCGGGTTCGTGCGCGTTGAGCCGCTGCGCACGCGCGGCGCGGTGTCGGTGCCGTACGAGTCGCCGTCGATCGCAGCCGACTCGGTGCGCCACGCGATGCAGCGCGTCCGCCCGTGTGTGTGCCGCGCTGGTGCCGTCGACGTCGCGGCGCTGGTCGAGCGGTCGGGGCTGCCGGTGGTGCAACGCGGGTGGACGTTCGCGGCGTTCCAGCCGCTCGACGGCAAGGCGCGCGCGCTCGCCGAGGTGCAGGCGTGGGTCGCCTCTATCCTCGACGGCGGCACCGACTCGCTGCAGATCGTCGGCGGCCCCGGCCGCGGAAAGTCACACCTCGCCAGCGCCGCCGTGCTCGCGCTGTGCGCCGGTGGGCGCGCGGTGCGGTACGAGTACGTGCCGTCGCTGCTGAACGCGCTGCGCCCCGGCGCACGCTACGCGACGCCCGAGGCGTGGGATGCGCTCGAGCGCGCCGGGGTGCTGGTGCTCGACGACCTCGGCGCCGACCAACTCACCGAGTGGGGCGAGGGTAGGCTGAACACGCTGATCCACGAGCGGCTGCACCAAGCGCGGCCGACCGTGATCACCGCCGACCTCACGCCGCAGCAACTGGTGGACGCACTCGGGGCACGCGCTGCGTCGCGCATGCGCGAGTACGGGCTCGTGATCGTCGGAGGGGAGGATCGCCGTGGACGCTGAGCGCTGGCACATCGTCGAGCCGGATGGGTACCTGCACCACGCCGCCGTCGTCGACGGCGCGCTGCAGGGGTTCGAGAGCGGCAAGGCCGCTGCGCGGTACATCGCGCAGCACAACGCATCGGGGGCGCGGGAGATCCCGGCCGCCGCACGAGTGGAGGGGTGCAACTGTGGACGATGAGCGAGTACAGGACGCCGCGTACCTGATCGAGCGCGAGGCGTTCTACGACGGCGCGCACGAGATGGATCCAGAGCGCGCCGAGCCCGCGATCGAGCGGCTGCCGGTCGAGCCAGCGTCGAGCAATCTGCGCACCGTCGGCTGGGCCGCGTGGGCGCACCCGTGGCGCACATGCCACCTGATCGCCGAGATACCGTGCGGCATCCTCGAGGTCGAGTTCGCCGACGGCAAGGTGGCGCGGTACTACCACGTGCCGCAGGACGTAGCCGAACTGATGCAGGGGCGGCGCGGATCGCGTCCACTGGCCTCGGTCGGCGCGTACTTCCACACGGCGATCCGCAAGCACCCCGAGGTGATGCCGTACCGCTACGTGCGTGCCCAGCAGGAGGCCGTCTAGGTGCGGCTCGTCGCGGCGCTGGCCGCGCTGGTGATCGGCTGCGCGTGCACGATGCCGCGCGCCCCGGCCGACGACGTGGTGATCGCCGACCGCACGCGCGAGGCGGTGGCGTACCAGTTCCTCGCGGCCGATGCGGCGTACACGGTGCGCACCGCGCCGCGCGTGGCGACGCCAGAGGCGTGCGCGCCCGGCGTGTGCGAGCCGGTGCACGGCGACGCTGCGCTGGGGCCGTGGGACGAGCGCGTGCGCCCGTTCACGAGCGATGCGCTCGCGGATGCGATCGGCGCCGCGGGGTTCACCGGAGCAGAGGCGGCTGCGCTCGAGCGGATTGTCACCCGGTGCGAGAGCAGCGAGCGGCTCGCTGATGGGCGCTTCAACGCCGGGTGGGTGAACCGCGAGGCTGGCCCACGGCCCGAGCACTGGGCGTACGGCGCGGCGCAGGTGCAACTCGGGTGGTTCGACAAGGCGGGGATCCCGCGCGAGATGTGGCCGTCGCTGACGCACAACCTGCGAGCGGCCAAGGCGGCGCGCGACGAGGCGGTGCGCCTCGGGCTGCCGCCGTTCCAGTATTGGGCGTGCCGTGCCTGAGTGGGCGCGGGCGGAATGTCTGATCGTTGCTCAGCAGAGAGGGGCGCGACGGTGATGCAAACGACGTGGGGGCAAGCGTTCGGAGCGGTGCCGCGGGTGGTGCCTCGGCTGGGCGCCGCACCGCTGCCGCAGTGCCAGCGGTGCGGGGTGAGCGGCTACACGATGTGCCGGGCGTGCGGTGCGGACGTCTGCGCGAACTGCCTGCCGGGGCACGAGCGCGACGAGTGTGGGCGGTGACGACGTACCTCGTCGCGGGCTCGCCGGACTGGGGCGACTGGACGGCGATCCGAGCCGTCGCGCGCACGTTCCTGCCCGGTGACCGCGTGGTGCTCGGGAACATGCGCGGGGCCGAGGTGATGATGCACCGCGTGCTCACCGAGTTCCGCGACACGCGACGGCGCGACGTGACGGTGGTGCTGCACCCGATCGACTGGGTGAAGCACGAGCCCGCGGACGGCGGCAAGAACCCGGCCGGGCACCTGCGCAACGCAACCGTGCTTGGCTTCAAGCCGCGCGCGATGGTGTATTTCGCGCACGAGCCCGACCGGATCCCGCTGCTCGCCGACCTGCTCGACCGCTGCCTGGCGGCGGGGGTGCTGGCGTACGAATGGAACGACTTTGTGACCGCGCAGACGCGCGGCGACGAGAGAGGGGCATAGCGATGGCGCTCGAGCAGGCGTACGAACTGGAACACGTGGGGAACTGCCCGCGGTGCGGTGGCGTGCACGCGCACATCACCGCGCAGCCGCTCACGCGGCCGACGGTGGCAGGCGGGATCGCGTACACGCACTGGTGGACGTGCCCGACGCATCAGGAGCCGGTGCTGACCGGGCGCACGCAGGTGGTGCTGGCGTGAGCCTGTATCACCGCGAGGACGGGATCGAGATCTACTGCGGCGACGCGTTCGAGATCGCGCCGACGCTGGTGCGCCCGCAGCACGTGATCACCGACCCGCCGTACGACGAGACGACGCACGAGGGCGCCCGCACGAACAAGGGGCGGCCCGGCTCGCGGCTGATCTCGGGTGGCGCCGACCGGCAGTTCGCGCCGGTCACCGTCGAGCGCGTGCGCGACCTGTTCGCGGTGGTCGGTGCCGAACGCTGGACGATCGCGACGATGGCGTACCGGCACACCGTGGCGCTCGAGGACGAACCACCAGCGGGGCTGCGCTTCGTGCGCTTCGGCGTGTGGGTGAAGCCGGACGGCATGCCGCAGATCTCGGGCGACCGCCCGGCGATGGGCTGGGAGTCGGTCGCGCTGCTGCACGCCGAGGGGCGGCCTCGCTGGAACGGCGGCGGGGGCCGCGCGGTGTGGACGTACAACGTTGCACGCGGCAACCATCCGACCGAGAAGCCGATCGCGCTCGTGCGCCAGTGGATCGCCGACTTCACCGACCCCGGCGACCTGATCCTCGACCCGTTCATGGGCTCGGGCACGACGCTGCGGGCCGCCAAGGATCTCGGGCGCCGCGCGATCGGCATCGAACTCGAGGAACGCTGGTGCGCGGTGGCGGCCGAGCGGCTGCGTCAGAGCGTGCTGGCGCTGTAGTCGCTTGCGCGCCGCACCGCGCGTCGGTACAGTGGCACGGCAGGGAGAGGACGCACACGGATGACCACCAACCACGCAACCGAGATCACCGAGGCCGAGTACGAGCGTCTGCGCATGTACGAGGGCGGGCACGTGACGCTGCTCGGCGACGGGGTGACCGCTCGGGATATGCGGCTGGCGAGCATGTTCCTGCTGCGCCGAGACGATCACGGCAACGGCGCTCGCATCACGAACCGGGGCCGCGCTGCGCTCGAGCGCTTCCGCGCCGACCACGGCATCGCCGGGCCAGAGGGGGAGTAGCGCGATGGCGTACACCATCAAGACCGACAAGACGTTCGCGGAGACGAAGCGCGAGGTCGGCGCAGAACTGGGCACGTGGCAGCACGACTGCGGCAAGCGCATCACCTACACGTTCGAGGCGAACGTGCCAGCGTCACGGCAGTTCTCGCGCAACCTGAGCCGCGCCGAGCGCGCGGTCACGCTGATCGTGAACTTCGCCGACGGCCGCCGCATCGTGTGGGCGTCTGAGGATCAGGAGACGGTCGCAGCGAACGCGCGGCTGCTGCGCATCGCGCTCGAGCGGCTGCGCCTGATCGAGAAGGCCGGGCTCGCGGAGATGATGCGGTCGGCGCTCGTGCAAATCGCGCAGCCGACCGAGGATGCGCCGTGGGTGGTGCTCGGCTGCTCGCCGCACGCGAGCGCTGGCGAGATCGAGCAGGCGTACCGGCAGGCCGCGCTCAAGGCGCACCCCGACCGTGGCGGCTCACACGACGCGATGGTGCGGGTGAACGCTGCCCGCGACGCGATGCTCGAGGCCGCCCGTGCCAGCGCGTAGCCTGCGGCTGTACGTGTGGGAGGGTGAGGGGATTCTGCAGGACTACGACAGCGGCATGATCGTCGCGCTGGCTCACGATGCCGAGGAAGCGCGCGCGCTGGTGCGCGCCACCGATTACGGGTACTTCCCATCGGTACTCGAGGCACTGGGCCGCGAGCCAGCGGTGTACGACGAGCCGACGGCGCACCTTGTGTTTGGTGGTGGATGATGGCGCCCCCCGAGATCCTGTACCACTTCACGAGCAAGCACGCGGCGCGCGACATCGCCCGCGACAAGTTCATCCGCGCGCACGCCCCGCTGCCCCCGCGCTGGGCCGACCGCCGCGAGGCGCTGCCCGACGTCGTGTTCCTCACGGCGGATCAGGCGCGCAGCCCGCAGCGCTGGGCTGGTGCACCAAGCACGGGCGTGCGTGGCCTCGGCTACCTCGACCGCGCAGCCGTGCGCCTGACCGTGCGGCTAGACCCGCGCCTCGGCATCGCGCCCCGTGCGTTCCGGTCGTGGGCGCTCGACCACAACGTGCCGCTCGCGTGGGTCGACGAGTTCCGCCGCGGCGGCAGCACCGACGGCTGGTACGTGCTCGAGCGCGACGTGCTGGCCCCGGAGTGGGTGGAGGTCGCGATCTGGAACGGGCTGGGCTACGTGCCCGCGCTCACCCGCACCAGCCCCCGCCCCCGACGAGGCGGTGTGGCGTGATCACGATGGGCACTGCCTGTTCCGGGCTCGGCGGCGCCGAGGTGGCGGCGCTCATCGCCGGGCTGCCGATTCGCTCGCAGTGGGCGATAGAGATCGGCAAGCATCAGGCGGCGATCCTTGAGGCGCGGCTCCGTCTCACCGTGTACGGCGATGTCTACGCGTGCGGCCGCGACAACCTCGCGCCGGTCGACCTGTTCTGCGCAGGGTTCCCGTGCCAGCCGTTTAGCGTGGCTGGGCTGCGTGGCGGGGCGAAAGATCCGCGCAACCTCTGGCCCGAGATCAAGCGCATCACCAAGGAGATCGGGGCGCGTGCCGTCCTGTTCGAGAACGTCCCGGCGCTGCGCAACCCGCACCCGGCGGGGGCTGTGTTGGAGGACGACGAGGATGCGGACGTGGAGACGCCGGGCACGCTGCCGGGCTACCTCGGGACGGTACTCGGCGACCTCGTAGACCTCGGCTATCACGTCGCGTGGGACGGGCGCTCTGCCTCGAGCATGGGCGCGCATCACCGTCGAGATCGCGTCTGGATCGTCGGCTGGAAGGCTGGCGCGGTCGCGGACTTCGATCCGTTCTGGCCGGAGGATCGCGCCGTCGACGCGCGTCTCGTCGGCGTGTGGACGGGCGAGCGTTGGGAGCGGCCCGGATTGTTCGGTGGCGAACCAGTCATGAAGTGGCCGCGCGCCGGTGTCGTGCGCGGGCGGGAGGCGTACGAGGTCGGCACGTCGAGCGAGGCGAGCGTACGGTCGATCGCGTGGCCACAGTGGCAGACGCCGAACGGCATCGAAGGTGGGGGCAACAAGAGCAGGGGCGGGGCCCGGTCCGGCGAGTTGCTTCTTTCGGGTCAGGCCTCGGCGGCGCTGTATCCGACTCCCCTCGCCGGATCGAATCAGACAGACTCGCGCGCCAACAGCGCGCAGGGCGGGATCAACCTCATCCAAACGGTACGAGCGGCGATCTACCCGACGCCTCGAGCCGAGGACTCGGAGCAGACGGGCGCGCATCACGGCACGCCGGACACGCTCACGAGCGCTGTGCGTGCGCTCTCTGATCCGTTGTGGGCGACTGCTGCGGCGCGTGACTGGAAAGACTCTGGGGAAGGCACTGACTATGCCGCCATCGCTGCGAAATCACGGCTCTCGGGGGAAGCGCACGTGGCGTTGCTTGGTGACTGGTACATGCCGCGCAGCGGACTCCTCAACCCGCGATGGGTCGAGGCGCTGATGGGGTACCCGCCGGGCTGGACTGACATCACGATCACGAACCCGGAGGATCTGATCGCGCCGTGGGAGGTCGCTGATGCGTGGGGGCTCGATTGTTACCGCGTCGGCGACATAGAGGGCACGAACCCGGAGTACGCGGGCTACTGGCTCTGGCATGAGTCGCTTGGGCCGCTGGCGCTGCCGACCGCTCCGCGCGATGCGCAGACCAAGAACCGGCTCGTGAGCCTCGGCAACGCATGGGTACCGCAGGTCGCCGCGCCGATCATGGCGCGGATCGTGGAGGCACTGGGTGGCTGACCTCCGCTGCACATGGGTGGGCGACACGGATCCCGGCACCGAGACGGTCACGCATCAGGTGACGGTCGAGGACGCCGAGTTCATCGGTGGCGGGCGGGTGCTCACTACGTGGGTGACGACCGACTGCGGGATCGCGGTGACGCCGCCAGCCGATCTCACGCTCAACCGCCCGGTGACGTGCGAGGACTGCCTGTTCGGCGGGCTCGACGGCCTGCTGCGCGAGGCGTTCCGCGAGCCGGTGCTGGCCGGGCACGAGTTTCGCCCGGTGCTGCCGGGGCTGCCGGGGCAGCCGCTTCCGTGAGCGACCCGCGCTGCCGCTGCACCCACGCCAAGCGCACACACTACGACCGGCGCCGCATGCTGGGCCGGTGCAAGGCTCAGGGCTGCGCCTGCGAGCAGTTCAACGGGACACCCGAGGAGGACTGATGGCGACGACGACCGGGCTGCAGTCACGGATCGTGAAGCACGGGAACGCGGCCCCCGCGGCGCTGCTCGCCAACCCGAAGAACTGGCGCACCCACAGCCCGGAGCAGCGCGCGGCGCTTGAGGACGTGCTGGCTCAGGTCGGCTGGGTGCAGGACGTGATCGTGAACCAGCGCACCGGCCTGCTGGTGGACGGACACCTGCGCGTCGAGGTTGCGCGCGACCGGGGCGAGGCGCGGATCCCGGTGGTCTACGTCGACCTCTCCCCGGACGAGGAAGCGTTGATCCTCGCCACGTTCGACCCGCTGACCGGCATGGCGGGCATGGCGCCCGACCTGCTGGCCGACCTGCTGGCCGCGCTCCCGCCGCAGGACGGCGCCCTCGCTGGGCTGCTGGCGTCGTTGGCCGCATCCGCACCCGCGGAGGCCGTGTCGGGGCACACGGAGCCGGACGACGTACCTGCGCTGCGTCCCACGAAGGTGAAGCGCGGTCAGGTCTACCGCCTCGGGGCGCACCGGCTGATGTGCGGCGACTCGACGTCGGCGGAGGACGTGGCCCGGCTGCTGGACGGCGCGCGCCCGGCGCTCATGGTCACCGACCCGCCATACGGCGTGTCCTACGACCCGTCGTGGCGTGAAGAGGCGTGGGCGGGGCTGAACGATTCGCACCGCCGTCTCGGCGTGGTGCATAACGATGACCGGGCCGACTGGCGCGAGGCGTGGGCGCTTTCCCCGTCCAGCGTGGCGTATGTCTGGCATGCTGCAGTGCACGTTCGTGAGGTGATCGAAAGCCTGATCGCCGAGCGCTTCGAGATCCGTTCACAGATCGTGTGGGTGAAGGATCGCTTCTCGATATCCCGCGGTCACTACCACTGGCGCCATGAGCCGTGCCTGTACGTTGTCCGCAAGGGCTCCACCGCCAACTGGCTGGGTGGGCGCAGTCAGACGACGGTGTGGGAAATCGCGTCCCGCGACGACGCTGGCCACGGCCACGGGACGCAGAAGCCCGTCGAGGCGATGGAGCGCCCCATCCGCAACCACAAGGGCGACGTATACGAGCCGTTCGCAGGCTCAGGCACCACGCTGATCGCAGCCGAGCGCGCCTCCCGCGCGTGCTGGGCGATGGAACTCGACCCGCAGTACGTGCAGGTGTGCATCGACCGCTGGGAGGCGTACACCGGCAACAAGGCAGAGAGGGTGTAGCGCATGGCCCGCACGAAGCCGCCCGTGCCCGCACAGCAGCCAGACACGCGAGCCACGCTGGGGAAGGCGCTCCAAGGGGCAGCAGCCACGGCCCTGCAGCGCGCAGCGGCCCGTGGTGAACTGTCCGGGCACGACATCGTCGCCCTCGCCCGCACCGGCCAAGACCTCGACGCCGCCAATCAGAACCGCTCCCCATTCCGCCTCGAGGGCCGCAAGACCGCCCTCACGCCGGAGGTGTTCGACGCGATCGTCACCAGCCTCGTGAACGGCTCCACGCTCGAAGCCGCCGCCGCCGCCGCTGGCATTGGCACCGCCACCGTCCACGAGTGGATTGCCCGCGGACTTGGCACCGACGAACGGCCCAGCACGCCGCTCTACGCCGAGTTCGCCGACGCGGTTACGCGCGCCCGCGAGCAGGCGGTGCACGTCGCCATGAACGCCGTGTTCATCGCGGGCACGGTGGGGATCGGTGGGCAGCCGCCCGACCCGAAGATGGCGGTCGAGTGGCTGCGGCTGGCGGAGCCGCGTCGGTTCACGAAGCGCATCGCGCTCGACGTGGGCGAGGTTATGAAGCGGGCCGAGGAAGTCGCCCGCGAACTGGGGCTCGAGGGGCACGCGGAGTCGATCCGCGAGCGCGCCGAGCAGATCCTCGCGGCAGCCGGTGGCGGACGGTGAGCGTGCTGCTGGCTGACGCCACGCGTCACGCCCAAGGGCTGCGCGCCGGGCTGCTCGACGCGTGCGAGCGCATCGAGATCGCCGGGAGCATCCGCCGCCGCAAGCCGCTGGTCAAAGACATCGAACTAGTGCTGATCCCGCGCTGGGGCACGGAGCAGGTGCAGGGCCAGATCGACCTGTTCGCTGGCGCACCGCCCGAGCGGCGCGTGAACCTCGCCCAGCAGGCGATCGAGGCGATGCCCGGCGTCGAGGTGATCAAGCCGGGCACGCACGACCTCGTGCCGTGGCACCTCAACCCCGAGGGGCGGTACTGGCGGCTGTGGCTGCCCGAGGCGCAGATGCGCGTCGACGTGTTCGTCTGCACGCCCGAGACGTGGGGGCTGAACTACATGATCCGCACGGGCTCGGGGGTGGGGCCGAGCGGCCGCCCCGACGACGGGTTCGCACCGGCGATGCTCGTGCGGTGGAAGCAGGTAAGCGGCGGCGGGCAGGCGCGCGGTGCGCAGTTGTACGACGGCGCCGTACAACTGCGGCCCACGCCCGAGGAGGCCGACGTGTTCGAGGCGTGCCGTGTGCGTTGGGTGCCGCCAGAGCAGCGCCTGAGCGCCGCCGACGTAGCGCGGGCGGCACTGCCGTGATGCCGGGCGAGGTGTACGAGTGGGTGCACGGCAGGCATCCCGGCGCGCAGTTCGCCGTGGTGAAGGTGTCGGCGCTCACCGTGGAGATCAGGCCCCTCGGCGCGCTGAGCGTCTCGGGCAAGCGCGAGAAGCGCCATCAGGTGCGTAAGGCGTTCGTCGAGGCGTCGGCCCGGCTCGTGCGCTGACCGCTTGCGCCAGCGCGCCGCTAGGTGGTACGGTGCCCGCGCAGAGAGAGGGGCAACGCATGACACTGATTCCCGTCTACTGGCTACTGCTCGGCCTCGCCGGGCTCACGGGGGTACAGCCGCCCCCGGACGTACCGCGCAGCATGCTCGCGCTGGTGCACGACGTGCCCGCGCCGTACAGCGGCTACAACTGCGCGGACGGCGTGGGGGTGCTCGATCCGGTGTGCCCGGCTGGCCGTGGCATCGGCGCGGGGGACGTCGTGATCGACGAGGCGCTGTGGGCTACGCCGTACGCGATGCAGCACGTCGTGATGCACGAGGTCGGGCACAGGCGGTGCGGCAGCGACGAGCGGTGCGCCGAGGCGTACGCCTGCAGGTGGGTGCCGATGGCGATCGCAGCGAGCGGCGTTGAGTGCCGCCTAGACGGGACGATTCGATGACCACCTCCACCCCTACCGACCCGGTGCGCGCCCGGCTGCTGGCCGAGGCCGGTCACCGGCGCGAGCGCGTGCGTGCCTGCGTCGACGCATGGCGCACGGCAGCCGACGAGCAGCAGCAGCGCATCGCCTACGGCAACATCAACATCGCGCTCGACGCCTACGCGTTCACGCTCGACGCGCTCGGGGCATGGCGCAGCACGGAGGTACCCAGTGGCGAGTGACCTGCGGGAGCAGTTCGAGGCGGTGGTGCGCATCCGCGACGCCAAGGCAAAGCGCGAGGCGACGGCCGCGCTGGTGCTGGCGCTGATCGCTGCCGTCGAGACGCTGCAGGAGGACGTCGCGGCGCTGCGCGGCAAGGCGAGGGGGCGGCGGTGATCTTCAAGCCGGTGCTCGTCGAGCGTGTGCTCGCAGGCGACAAGGTGGAGACGCGACGCCCGGTGCGCTTCAACGAACTCGGCGGTGTGTCGCCCTGCGCGTACGAGCCGGGGCGCACCTACGCGGTGCAGCCCGGCCGCGGGAAGCGGCAGGTTGCGCGGTTGCTGGTGGAGTCGGTGCGCCGGGAGCGCGTGGGCGCCATCATCGACGCTGCGGCGGTGCGCGAGGGGTTCGAGCACGCGCAGGCGTTCCGCGACTACTGGGCGATGCTGTACGGCGAGTGGACGCCGGGCACGTGGGTGTGGGTGATCGCGTTCCGCCTCACCGACGCCGCCCCGGTGCAGTCCGCGCTGTTCGAGGCGGTGCCTAGTGCCTGACGCAGCGGCGCCTGTCTGCGGTAACGTGCCCGCGCGCACGGCGATCGGGGCACCGGGGCGCGAGTGGCGATGTCGGTTGCCAGCGGGGCACACCGGGCCGCACGAGGGGGGATGGGTGGCATCCAATGCCTGACAGCGAGCAGCAGGAAGCCGTGTGCGGGACGTGCGGCAGTCGCATCCGGCAGCGGATGGCAGGCACCGACCTCGCGTACTGGGAGCATGTCCCCGACCACAATGCCATCCCGGCTCCCGTAGTCCCTAGCGATGACGAGCAGTGCGCGTTCCCGAACAGCCAGTGGGGAGTGTGCGGCATCCCTGAGTCGGCTCACGCTGATCTGATGGAGCCGCTGGCGGGCTCGCGCTTCCACCACGAGTACCAGCGCCCCGCCTCGCCTACCCCCTCACAGGATGCCGAAGGCGCCGCGCTGGACGGTAGCGACGCGACCGCTGATGAGCGCCGCGCCTACTTCGCGTGGCGTGAGCGCCGAGGGGTGCGCGCTCCACGCGGCCTGACTGCGTTTGTCGCCGGACAGCGCTCCATCCGTGAGCCCTACGAGGAACTGGTGGAGGCGGCGCGCGCGCTACGGGACGCCGAACTGCGGCTCATCAGCACGCCCTACGAGATGCGTCAATCGTGGGACGAAGCGAACGACGCACGCGCTCGTGCATACGTCGTCCTCGATAACGCCTTCCGTGAGCACGACGCCCACATCGAGGAGTCTCTAGGAGGCCGCAAGTGATCGAGATACTGGGCATGGTTGGCGGGGCGATGGCGTGCGTGGCACTCGGCTACGCGATCGGCAGGCGCACCGCGTTCGACAGCGTGCGCGCAGCGCTCACCGTGGCGCCGCTCACGACGTGGGTGCCGCGCCGCGTCGACACGCTCGACGACGGCAGCCGCATCGTGTTCGGCCTGCACGCCCACGGGATGATGTACCCGCTGGCTGCTGGCGACCCGGCGCGCTGCCGGTGCGGTGCGGTGCTGTTCGAGTACGGCTGGTACTACCCGGAGCGCGCGCTGCACGACGCGATGGCGGCGGTGATGCGTGTGCTCACGCCGTACGACCTCGGCGGCCGGGGCACGGCGTGCGTGGCCTGCGGTGGCGAGATCGCCGAGGGCGACTGGCGCGAGCACGAGCACAGCGACCAGCACCGGGCGGTCATCGCGGCCATCGCGCTCGCGAACGGCGTGTCGAGGCTCGACGACTGATGCCGGACGCGATCCCGACGATGACGCCAGCCGAGGAGGCCGCGTGGGCTGCGCGCCTGCAGGCCGAGGGCGTGTTCCCGTCGCAGCGGCCGGGGTTCACGCGCGCCGGGCAGGTGGTGATCGCCACCGCCTACACGCTGATCCCGATGCTCTGCCAGCAGTGCGGCGCGCTGTTCGTGTGGCACCCCGAGCACCAGCGGGAGCACTGGCGCCGGGCGTTGCGCGTCGGGCGCATCGGCCCGCCGACCTGCGGCGCACGCTGTGCACGTGCGCAGGCGACGCGCTCGCAGATGCGCGGCTACACCACCGCCGCCTACCCGCCGCTGCACGTCATCGCCGATCGGGCGTACGCTGCCACGCATGCCAACTGACCACTGCCTCTGCACGGTGTGCGGTGAGCCGGTGCACGATGCCGCTGACGACCCGCACCCGCCGCACGGTGGCCCGCCCTGTACGCACATCCGCTGCTACCTTGTGAGGGCCGGACTGCGCTAGGAAGCGGGCACCGTGGTGCGCTCAGTGCCGATCACCGAGGTTGACGACGAGACGCTGTACGCGCTGCTGCGGCAGGGCGGCGAGCAGTTCAAGGCGGAACTCGCCGCACGCCCGGCCCTCTCGCCCACGGCCACCGTCACCGACCCGGCACACGAGCGCCCTGCGCACCTGCTCGACTTCGCCAAGCGGTTCTATCCGGGGTACGAGGCCGGGCGGCTGCACGAGGTGATGGCAGCCGAGATTGAGGCGGCGCTCAGTCAGTACGAGCCGTGCCCCGACTGCGGCGACCTCGACTGCTTCGCGTGTGGCGGGCTCAGGCTCACCGGCGAGTTGCTGCCCTGCCTGCTGTGCTGGTGCGACACCTGCGGCAACACCGGCCGAGTGCCGTCGTCGTCGCCGTACTGGCTGATGGTCGAGGTGCCACCGCAGCACGGCAAGGCGCTCGCACTCGACACGCCGATCCCGACGCCGGACGGCTGGCGGATGATGGGCGAACTGCGCCCCGGCGACCGCGTGTTCGCGGATACTGGCGAGCCGTGCCGCGTGGTCGCCGTGAGCCCAGTATGGCGCGGCCGCCCGGTGTACGAGGTGCGCACGGACGACGGCGACACGATCGTCGCCGACGCCGCCCACGAGTGGGTGGCCTGCCTCGACAGGAAGCGCCCAGTGTGGCGGCGACACACGACCGAAGTGCTGGCGCGACCGCGCGGTAAGCGTGCGCTGATCCGGGCGCAGGGTGCGCTGGCTGCACCTGACGCCGACCTGCCGATCCCGCCGTACGTGCTTGGTGCGTGGCTGGGTGACGGCAGCAGCGCAAACGCGACGATCACGCAGGGGGAGTCTGACATCGCGTGGATGCGCGCCGAGGTTGAGCGCTGCGGCGTGCGCACGAGTGACCGCGCCACGGCGGGCACGTTCGGACTGCTCGGCGTCGTGGGCCACCTGCGCGCGCTCGGCGTGCTCGGCAACAAGCACATCCCGGCCGCCTACCTGCGCGCCAGCGAGGCACAGCGGCGCGCGCTGCTGCAGGGCATCGTGGACACCGACGGGCACGTTGGGCCTCGGGGGCAGGTCGAGGTGTGCTCGACTTCCGCCATGCTTGCCGATGGCGTGCTGGAACTGGTGCGGTCGCTCGGCGTGAAAGCGCGTATCAGCACGGGGCGCGCGACGATCAACGGCAGGGACTGTGGCCCCAAGTACCGCGTGATGTTCTACATGGCGGGCGCGGCGCGGATGCCACGCAAGGCGACCCGCTGCCGCGACGGCGTGAAGCACCCCGGCCGCTACGTCTACGCGGTCGCGGCAGGCACGGCAGACACGGTGTGCATCCAAGTCGATTCGCCGTCGCACATGTTCCTCGCTGGTCGCTCGATGCTGCCGACCCACAACAGCGAACTCGTCAGCGTGCAGGCGCCCGCGTGGTACCTCGGCGAGCACCCCGACCACCAGTGGGTGCAGGCGTCCTACGCGGCGAACCTCGCCGAGACGCACAGCCGGTACAGCCGCGAGATCGTGAGCAGCGCCGACTACAGCGTGCTCTACGGGCTGCGGCCCTCGACGCGCACGAACTCGGTGAGCGACTGGTCGCTGCAGGGGCACCGGGGCGGCGTGCGCGCCGTCGGCGTCGGCGGTGGCCTCACCGGCCGCCGTGCCGACGTGCTCGTGATCGACGACC